GAAACACCCCGCCCACGAACCCGCCCACGATGGCGGACTCTAGCACGTCACGCGTCAGCGGACGATCCGGGTCCACGTTAGTCACAACCATGTTCAGGTTGTTAAGCCAAGTCTGGACGGCCTCTTGTCCACCCTCCTCCAAGATCTCATGCAGCCTATCTCTAAACAGCTTGCTAAGCCCGAACCCCTCAATAGACTTGCCAAGTCCTGCCATCTCTGTTAGTCCAGTCAACCCGGACAACAGTGTGATCATCGCCCGCTGATCAGGGCTGGCCTTCAAACGATCCGCCTCCGACAGCCCTTCCGATATGCCGAGACCTACGCCCGCGACCCCGCTTACCACTTTCGAAGGAATACCCAAGGCTCTGCCCAACCATCCCGCTGCAAGAAACTCTCCAGCGGATTGCAGTCCACTGCCAGCAATATCGGCGGCGTACCCCTGCTTGGCCGGGTCCTGCGGGGCGAACCCACGAAGGAACGACTGTACGGGCTCGGTCACTTTCTTGATGTAAGGGGTGAGTCGAGTCTGACGTTGGGCGACCTCCTCAGGAGTCCCGCCCTCCAATCTACCTAGTCCATAGATGGCGGCGTCCACGGCCTCGCCCGCTGATTCGGCCAGCTTGGGGAAGACTTCCGGAATCCTCAACGCCTTGTTGAGCATGTGCTCGGTCCACCCAGGCTGTTCCAAAGGGGGAGGTTCAAGAGGTTGGCCAGTCACCGGATCGACAACGTCGGGACGAGTCGGAACTCTTTCGGGTCTCCTGATCGCCTTAGGCGGACGTCGTCCCGTGATGACGATAGGTTCCCCCTCACTCATCATCTGCTGAAGCTTGGTAGGACGCTTATGGTACTTGTACTTCGACGGGTCGGTGATTACCGGAGCCTTACCTGTAATCGCTTGAGTAACGTCATCCATAGTGACGCCATACGGCAAGACAGGTTTACGTGGCGGCTTCGGCAGCTTCTGCTTTGGTTTAGGCGGAGCCGGACGTGGTTTGCCCCCGTTGGGCGCAGCAAGGTCCAAGTCATCGTCCGGTTCCACGATTGGGATGTTGGAATAGTCTTCCATTACTGCTGCCTTCTGATGACCTTAAACTCTCTTCCCTTCTCAGTCATCGTTTCACCCACTACCCACTGACCCTTCAAGTAACTAGGTTTCACTACGTCCCCGGTCTTCCAACCCTGAACCTCCGCGCTCTTGTCCGTGGGGATTCTGACGGTGTTACCGTCTCCCATCGGAAGGTTGGGGTTAGTCGCCCCCGAAGGTAGGACCGGCCTCCGAGCCTTGAACCCCGACTTGATCTCCTCCGGGGACTTGAGTCGAAACTTCCCGCCGTCCAAAGCCTCCACGAACTTGCCGTGGGTCTGGTACAACTCTTCGCCTCTGGTCTTCATGAGTCCCTCGGCTGTGGTCCTCTTCTCTCCCGCCTTGCCGTACGCCTTGATCAGATCCTCATGCATAATGTTGAGACCCAGGTCTCCCGGCCCCACGAACCTGCCTAGCTTCTCGTCGAAGACAACGTCCTGGTCCTGAGGGTTCCTCTTCCGCTTGTTCCTCGCGGCGGCATACCCAGACAGTATCTTACCTACCCTATCGTACTCGGCCTTCTGAGTGCCGAATTCAGTCTCGGCCTCTCCGTACTTCTGGAACATCCCCCTCGCCTTGCCGTACAGTTGCTCGTCGAACTTCTCCCGCTGTAGTGGGCTCTCCGGCCTGCCAGTCTTGAGCACTCCAGTCTGGGCCTTGTAGTATCCCTTCAAGGTCTCCTTGAGTTCGGCGTCCTTGATAATCTTTTCGATCTCGGCCTGTGACTTACCGACCAACATCTGCGCCGCTTCCTGGTGAGCCGCGTCGTAGCTGTGTCCGTATTTCTCGGGGTCCGCCACGAATAGGAGGCCGGTCAGCCGGGAATGGTCTCTGTTAGTCCGGTTCTCGTTCCTCAGGTTCTCCAAAGATATGGCATGCTTCTGAGCATCTTCCTGTTTGAGGGCGCTGTACTGGTTCTGGAGAGCCAGCCTGTCCGACATCAACTGGGCCTGAGCCTCTGACCTCGCCCTAATTTTCTCCAGTTCCTGTTGATAAGGATCGCGGAAGACCATCCTGCCCTTCAGACCTTCCATGTCAGCGGCGGCCTTCTGACCATACTCGCTTTGGGGCGCGGCCCCCACAAGGCCAGGGATTCCCTTCGAGGCGATGTTACCTCGCAGCCTCACGCCTTGAGCCTCCTGCGGTCCAACGAATCCTTTCGTTAGTTCCCTGAATTTGGTGCCCAACTGGTCTTCAACTGAGCGGTTAGGCATGCCTGAGAAGGCGTCGAGGAACCCGCGCAGGCCCTTGCCTCCGGATTTCCTCTTTAATCCCATCGTGTCCCAGATATGCCCCATCAACATGGGCAGACCTTCCGGCTCAATTTTATCAGCCAGTCCGGCCAGCATTTGGATGAGGTCCCCCTTTCCTTGGGTGTCCCTTTCCGTCTGGAGCCGTTCTTGGTTGGTGATCTCTCCGAAGATCCCACTCGACAGTCCTTTTAGAAAATCTCCGCTTGCCATACTACCTCCTAGCTTGGAACCTTAGAGTTCGGCATCGTGGAAGGACCTTTGCCTCCCTTGAAAAGTCCGCCCAACCAATCTTGCGCCCCAGGGCTGCTGAACATCTTGACCAGTTGCGATCCGAGCCCCTCAGCGCCTACGCCTTGTTGAGGGCCTGCGCCGAAGGCTCGGTCCATCTGTTTATTAAGCATGTTGTAGAGGTTGCCCCCGCCCTCTGATCCCAGGCCCAAGGTCCCCTGAGCCAACTGCCCGAGGTTACCTGCGGCGCCACCGGCCAGACCCAGGGCTTGGAGGGCAGACTGCAACTGCTGCAACCCGACGTTGGACTTGGCCCCGAAATCGGCGATGCCCAACTGCTTACTCTGTTGTCCCGCCCCAATAGTTCCCAGGCCACGCTGCCCAATGTCTCCGGCGATCTGGGCTCTGGTCCCCAAGGCCCCTCTGGTCCCTTCCGCCCCTTGGAAGAAGTTGTTGAGGGCCATCCCCCCGTAATCCTTCCTGCCTTGCGCCCCCAGCGAGGTCAGATCCCTCTGCCTCTGGACATCGGCGTTGGCCAACGTGGACACTCGGCCTCCACCCCTCGGAGCGAAGTTGGCGATGTTCTCCGACGCCGACTTGAATCCCTGGTTGACGTTGGCGAAGTCCCCAGCCATCAGCTTCTGGAGGGTCGCCTGTGACGGGAGGAACTTCTCTATGGCCCTAGCCCCGTCTTGCATGAACGGTCGGTACGCCTGCTCAAGGTCCGCCAACCCAGTCATAGCGCCCAACTGTTCGGCGAAGGACTTCCTGAGCATCTCGTTGCCGAAGCCCATCAACTGATCACCCTCGGCGTTGAACTTGCTTTGGCTAGACGTGGCGTCAGCCAGCATCTGCCGGTAGTCCTTCAGCATCGGCTCGAACTGTCCAGTCGCCTGATTGAAGACCGTGTTGATGGCGTTCGTGGCCATAGGGAACAGTTGCTGTCCCTGGGACAGGGCAAACTCCAACCCCCTGCGCTGGGCGTCCATCAAAGGACGTTGCGCATCCAACATTTCCCTGGCCAACTTCTCCTGTCTCTTGGCCGCGCCCTTACCCTGAATCCCTCCTATGATGGAAGATCCGACTCCAATTGCGGCGGGGACTGCTGCTGCTGCCATGATTCTAAACTCCTTTCAAGCGTCGTACCGTCGTACACTTTATACCACAAAGGACGTTCGCCTTTCACGTATCCTCTGATTCTACAAATCCTTTCCGCAGCCGCATTAGTGGGCTGATTCCATACACTAATCCTCTCACCCGACCCCCAGGCCAATACCTCCAGATAGCCCTCCATAGCGTCGGCCATCATCTCCCAGATGCCCTTGCCCTGGTAATCCTTCTTGATCCAGATCGGCTCCATATGAAGTTGCATCTGACAGACCACTATCCCGACCACCTTCCCAGTTTCGGTGTCGATGGCGGCCACTACCTTCGACCAGTCAGGGCTGAGCATGGGAATATTTTCCCGCTCACAAAATTCCTCCAGCAAGTAATATTGTTCCGGATCTAACATCCTAATTATTACGTTGTCGGTCATGTTTCTATTCCTATTAACGCTATCCTGAAACTCAACGTCGGAGTTGTAGAGGGCACTGGTGTTGCCGCAGCGACAACCTTGACTCCGATGTTAGTTAGTTCGGGGACTCTAGTGAAAGAGGGATTCACTGTTAGGGTTCTCAATTGTCCCGCGATACCACTTATACTTTGGGTACTACAAATGTTATCAAGTGCGGGGAAGTTAGTCCCGATACTAATCGTGCAAGGGGTCTGAACGTTCACCGACTGGGTTGTGGCCGCTCTTACATCGAGAGCGAAGAAGCTATCTAATTGAGATTCCCTACTTTGAGTAATCAAAGTATTGCCGGTCAAGGTTCCATCAACCGCAGTCTCGGACATATAGACTATAGTTCTGGTATAGTTAGACAAGTTTCACCGTCCGTGGTTTGCAGAGTTTGATGATACTCAGATTCTGTGTAACATCATCATTTGCTGTAGCTTCAGCTTGTACCAACATAGTTACAGCAGTGGTGTTAAGATTCGATACTGTCAATGAATTATTACGCGCTAAATGTCGTTGACTACTACCTGACTGAACTCCTGCGCCATCTAACTGATTCAAGAACCCAAAGACTACATGAGCCTCACCAAAAATGTTGGTGGGTGATCTTCTAGTATAGGTCCCTTCCACTCTCCACCATCCCGTATCCACATCTATCAGTCCGGTGTTTTCAACTACCTGAGCGTCGATACCAATCTGTAATCTTTTGTCGTTATCGTTTGTAGCAAGATTGCCCGCATATAAGTACCATACGGAGTCTCCATCATTGGCTAAAGAGTTAGCAGGTAAAGAGAAGCTATGTAGAGAATCAAGACCCGCTCCCACATTACCTATAGTAGTTATATCTGTATATGGAAATATACTCTCAACCGGATTGGTATAACTAACTATAACTCCATCAGAACTAATTCTTATGAATCCATCCTGACCTCCATCATCTCTATAAGGGATGGTGATGATTCCTGGCTGAGGGTTCTGCCTCAGAGCCATATCCCCAACCTGATTCGGCACATTGCTCCTTACTCTATCTAGCTCCGTAGTTAGATAGTTCACCCTATCCGCCAAGTCACGAATGATCCTGGCAGTCTGAGAGTCCATCCCCGACAAGTTGGGCGTGTACAGATTAGGCATTAGATTGTGTACGCCGAAATCCTTGCAGTCTCGGCCCCAGCGGCCCCAGCCAGATAGATGTCCTTCAAGCTAATCTGGTTATGGGACGTGGCCCTCAAGACGTACTCCCTCCTGCCGTCCGCGTCAGCGAACAAGAATCCAGAGTCTGTCGCCAAGTTGACCGTCCCTGATTTGAAGACCAGATGGAAGGCGACTCCCGATCCCCACTGAATGTGGACCTCGGCTACCCGCCCCGTAAATAGGGTCCCCAATTGATTAGGGGTGGCCGTCTCGATCAAAGTGTAAAGGTCCGACCCCGTCGTCGCCAAAGTAACTGTAGCTGCTATCATTTCGTCTCCTTAGATTATGTGAACCGTGATCTTCGCCGTCTCCCCGCCCACAGAGCCCGCCAAATAAACCTCGGCCAGGGACAACTGGTTGTTGTCCCTGGCCTCATACTGCCAGTGCTTCTTGCCGTTTACGTCGGCGAATTCGAAGCCGGAATCCGTCGTAAGATTAACCGTTCCTTCCTTATACACCAAGTGAAAAGTTCCACTCTGATGCTGGATCGAAAGATCGGCCACCCTCCCCTGAAACGTCCGGGGAAATGTCCCCAGGGTTTCTTCCATCAATACGTACACGGGCTTACCTACGGTGGCCAACGTGACCGTGGCCGTCATCAGCGTGTTGAAGGCGATCTCTGTGACTGCCCCACCCGTAAGCGTGGGAATCCCGAACGCCTCCGCCGAAGGAATCCCAGTAGCCGTGATGGTTTGATCTCCTCCGGCGACGGAGATCACTGGCGTCCCGAACGCTTCCGCGCTGGGTATTCCCGTGGCGCTAATGTTTAACTCTAGCGCAGGAGTTCCAAACGCTTCCCCACTAGCGATGCCGGTCGTGTCGATGTTCAACTGGACCGACGGGGTTCCGAAAGCCTCAGCCGATGCAATGCCAGTCGTGTCAATGTTGAGTTGAAGACTGGACGTTCCGAACGCTTCAGCAGATGCGATTCCAGTAGCAGTAATGGTCTGAGTCCCAGCAGCCGCAGGGAGGACCTCTAATGCTACCCAGTTCCAAGCAGCGGCCCCAGTCCCACCAGCGTCGAAGTTCATCGTGACCGTCGAGCCAGAGGTGGGAGTATTCGCCGCTTTGTATAGGGAGATTACAGAGATCGCTCCCGAGTAATCCGCCCCATCTTCAGTATCTGTCGAGGTCGGTGTGCCTAGCTGGTTCCAGCAGGTTGCGCAACCAAATCCCCTAGAGTTATCCGCCGAAGAAGTGTAAGCGTTGGGAGTGATGTTGTTGGTGGTACTACTTCCTTCACCAACGTTCCCTATCGGGTCACCCCCGATGTCCGCTCCCGTAACAACCTCGACCTTGACACTGATACGATTGGTCGATCCGTTCCCAGCAGTCCTTCTAACGCTCACCGTCCTGGATGCGCTAGTAGGCTGTTCCGCCGTCCAGATCGAGGCGTGGCCCGCCTCCGCCCCCGCGTCTCCGGGATCTCTCTCGACTCTATTCGTCCATGTCAAACCTCCGCTGTCACTAACAGAGATGGTTATGTCCGCAGAGGAGCCATTCGTGTCCGCAGACACATGAACTACCAACAGCGAATTGGCCGGAGCAGTAAACGACGCAGACGTAATGTCCACGTTGTTCGCTGGAGTCCCGGTAAACCTAATAGGACTGGAGGCATCTATTGCGATGGCCATCGGTCACCGCCTTACAGTTTGAAGATGCGGTTGGCCCCGTTGTCCCAGATCACATCAATGTTATTGCCGTTGGGGGTGATCGGCAGACCCGTAGCTGTATCAATGTAGGCTATCAGTCTGGACGTGGCTTGGTTGCCAGTGTCCTGCCATATAACCATAGCCTCACAAGGATCTCCAGTGACAGAAGTAAAGGTGAAGTCATTGGCGTCAGCCACTCCGTTCGTCACGGTCTTGCCCGCCAAGTTCCCGCTGGTGGCCACCTTCGCGGCCCCGGCTATGATGCTTGCGAATTGATCCGTAGCCAGATTGACAGTGTAGTCAGCCGTGTCGATCAGATAAACCTTGATGTCGTTGGCGGACCAGTCCAAGTCCCCATCCAGGAACGCCTGCCTCGCCAAATCGTAAAGCGCGTTAGCCATTATATTTTTGCTCCTCCGTTAGATCGACTGACGTCTCCGAACGGCTTGATTGTGTTATAGGCGTCTCCTCTTCCCCAGGCTCCTGCCTTGATTTCAATGTCGGCGAGCCACAGTCCGAAGGGTTGGGAGGAAGTGAATCGGAACTTGTGGTACTTCGCTTTGATCGCTTGCGTAGGTAAGTAAGAGCGGACCCGAGCACCGCCCCCGTGCGGAATGGTATAAACATTGGTGACTCCGTCCGTTATTACAGACATTGTAATATTCGCAGTCGAGCGATGTGCGATCATCACTTCCCTAATATGGGAATAGAATGGCAAATCGAAAGAAGTGACCTGGGTTTCCCAAGTGGTAGCCTGCTCAGGCTCTGGTTCCCAGATCCACTCTATTCCCATATTTCTCCAGAGGTCCCCGTCGGTCCCCCTAAGTCTGAATTCGTGCGCCACGACCGGGTTCGTCAAACTGTAGGCGATCACTTGTTCCCCGTTCGAGTTGAAGGTGAACGCCTCCACGGCCACAGCCGACCCGTCGATCTCCACCTGGAATGACTTGGTCAGTCCGAGCGTATCCCCACGCAGTCTGAACCCTTGCAGGTACTTCGCGCCGTTATAACCACCGCCGTCCCAATCAGTAGCGCGATTAACCTGTTCTTCCGCCTTGACGAGTCCGGCAGGCTCCCAAGCATATAGTCTTGGAGTTCCCGCAGATCCATCATTCCATGTAAGGTCAAGAGCCACTCCTCTAACGATTCTTCCGCTACCCGAATTGATGTCTCGAACATGCTGGTCCCTCACACTGCCGGTTATGACGTCCAGTACATCGTTGCTAGTGTTGCTCTCATAGCGAGCCGTCGGGGTGATGGTGGCCGAGCCGGGGTTGACGTCGATCACCAAATCTCCCACCTGCTTGGTCCCACGGATGTCATCCCAGATCTCCTCCCGATCCCACAGACGACAGGCTATGGGCGCGCTAGCGTCCGTGAAGGACGTCGAGAAGTTGCGAACCCTTCCGGTCTCACATCCCAAGATCAGGAAGTCGGTGTTGGTAGCTTGGATCTCCCTGGCCACTCGTATGATGGGGAAGGCAGGGGACAGATCGACCGTCCACCCCCTGGTCAGGAAAGAGTAATAGAGGGTATAGCGTAGGGTGTCTAGGCCCTTGTAGTTGAAGTAAAGCCCGTCATAGGTGTACGTCAGGGAGATCTCGTCTTCCTGCGTGAAGTCCACTGCGGAGACCGGCGCGGAGAAGGCGGTGTTGACTCCGTCCTTTCGGAAGAGGGGCGACAGGGAGTCGTCCGTCAGACTCTCCAGGGCGTTGCCGTCGGTTCTGTAGATCCCATCATGGGACACGAAGTAGATGCCGTCCCCAACGGCGAGGCCGTATCGAGCAGCCACACCTTTACCCATTCCGGTCTCTTGAGGATAGAAGGAGGACCCGCCTCCTGTTTCTCCCCCAGTAAAGGAGGGCAAGATCCTCCAACTTCTCCTGTCGCTAAAGCAGAACACGATCCCGTCGAGGATGCAACCGTTCATCAGCTTCTCGGAAGGAGAACACAGTTCCAGGAAGTTAACATCCGACGCCGACTCTGGATCATTGCCGTTGGTCCAGATCAGGAAGCCCGGATTGAGAGGATCTCCCACTCCGAAGAAGAACTCTCCTCCGGCTCCACTGTAAGGACCAAATACGGCGGGGAGTCCTTGCGAATCCAACAACGGTTCCGGCATGAACCAAGACACGTTGGTCTGGGTCCCCCCATTCTCGTTGATCTCAACTCGGGTGGTCGAGGTCGGGTTGGTGTAGATGCTGTAGAACTTACCATTGATTATGATCTGTGACCCGCGCACCCATTGGACATTGAAGTTGTCCCCTCCCGTGCGGATCACGGTCGTGCCCACAACGTTACAGGTGCCAGTACGGGGGAGGTCGGGCCTCGGCCACGGCTTGAAGCGGTCCATTTGGACAATCGGATTCCTTCGAGCCGTCGAGTCCGGAATGTCATCCTGGAATATGGACGAGGACGCGGGCGTGACCGTGCCTATGTAGTGATAGTCTCCCAGTGTGCCGCCGATACGGAACACGTCCAACACGTCCGCCTGCGTGTCCGTGTAGGCTGGCATCGTCACCTTCACCAGTCTGCGGCGACTGAGAATAGGAGATCTCGTAGGAGGCGAAGGATTCGAGACGCTGCCAGTAGTAGTATTCCTGGCCCGATAAACATAGTTATAACCAGGAAGGTCGTGCGTGTCCGGCCCATGTGTGCCTCCCACCCAAATGTCGTCAATCCCGTAGGCCACTGCGGACGTGGTCTGAAAAGAAATCTGGAACGCGGCCACGTTGGCCCACGTCCGAGTCTCGTCGGTCCCGACTCGTTGGAAGGCGGAGATCGGAAGGAACAACTCGGTCCACTGGTTGTCACCCGAGTCGGCGGGCAGCGAGACGGGAGCCAAGTCCTGCCCTATCTCGAACCCCGGCCCCAGAGCCCGGTTGATGTCGTCGAGAGTGGTCCTCTGAAGGTTGCCCAGCGCGTCGATCTGCTGCCTGCTCAACTCCAACCCCCGCTTGGCCAACTGGCTGCGGACGAAGTCGTCTATCTGGGTCCGCTGAATCTCCACCTGCTGGGCGGAGATGGCCTGCGAAGTTCGGGCCACAGCCCCCTGCAAGTCAGGTTGACGCAGAGCTATGAAGTAGTAGTTGCGGGTGAAGTCGTTCGTCGTCGCGTCCACGTCGAAGCGGATCTGCACCTCCGTCAGGAAGTTGAACTGTCCCCTGATTCCAACGTGGACGAAGTCGTCTGACTGGATCGGACGGTTCACACCCAGTCCGCCCTCCGAGATGTTAGCCACTGCCAAATTTAGCGCGGCAGTCTTCGAAGCAGTAGCCAGTCCGGCAGCCGTCGGCGTGAACTGCACGAAGTCAGCTACGATGGTGTTAGTGGCTACGTAGGTAGCTTCGAGGAAGCATCTGAATGACGCTGCTCCAGCCACTGCTTGAGTTGCAGAGAAGGTGCCCACGGTTGAGGTTCTGAAAGAAGGTATTCCATCAGGTCCCTCTGTAACGGAGATAACACGAACGTACTCGGAGGAGTTGAGTCTAACAATAGCGTTTCTAACCAGTCCTGTAGACGGGGCTGTGAGCACAATCGTGCAAGGTCCTGTTGATCCTGAGTCATAATTGATAGCTGCTATGGTAGTGGTGGCAATCGTCGGCAACACCTCGTCCACCAAAGTCTCCTCCGTCCCATTGAACGTAAGGAACATTCCGGCGTTGATGTTGGCTGCCGACGTAGGTATCACGGAAGCCATGTTGGGCGCGGCGGCGTCATACAAGATGGCGAGAATAGTTGTATTGACCCGCGACGTATCCGCGAAGGCTCCGCCTACTCCTCCGGCTGTGAACCCGGTGATGGCGTTACAGTTATCGACGAGAGCGTAGCTAAGCCCCTGCGTGTCAACGACTGGAGGGCTAAGTGGAGCAGCGAGTCCCCATTCCGTTCTGGCTCCTGTGGTCGAGAATTTACTGTTACGAGTATCGCTCCCAATGAAGAGGAATGGGTTAGTTGATCTATCGGGTCTGGATATGACAGCCGAATATTTTTTACCACTAAAGCCGGTGTCGGCGACGGACAAGGCGTTGTGAGAGGCGTTATCGACGTAGACGTTTCCGTTAGCCGTACCGACCAATCTACGAAAGGTTCCTGCGGAATTGTCATTGATCCTCCCAAGGAAGTAAACGTTAGCAGTATCGGCGGTGGTATAGAGGGCGGTCATTCCGGGCCGCTGTCTCCATTCGCCGAGGATGTAGCTACGAAGATTCTCCCCGTACTGGAACCACTCCGGAGTCAGACGGTCCCCAGGCAGAGTAATGTTCATTCCCCGCTTGACAAGGATTTGTGGTTTGCGATTGTACTCTGCCATTATGCCTCCACAAGTTGTCGATCTTCCTGAGCCGCCGCCACAGCCTGCTGTTTACGAAGAGGTCTAAACCATCTCTCCTGTAGGCTTGGAAGCTGGCTAGCTTGATAGAGAGGGCTCTGCGCCGCCATCTGTTGTCGGTAGTCTAAGGCCGCCGCCAGGGCCGACTCATATCTGGGCATGCTTATCTCGAACTCTGCTCCCTGCGACTTGACCAACGCCACATGCTGAGCGTAGTCGTAGATTGCCTGTATATGTTCACGTCCCACTTGAATGAAGTCACCATCCGCAACGGGGACCGGGGCCTTGCGAATCGCTTCGAAGGTCATCGCATAGACCCCGTTAGGTATTGGCCGCACCCCAATCGTGTTCCAATTTAGTTGAGCTACGGAGCGGGGGGTCCCCGTAGTCTGCTTCCATGTTGGCCTAACTTGATCCCATTGAGCGACCGTGGAGATGGGTCCTCTTGGACCATCATCATTCTGCCATAAGATGGAGAGATAATTAGCCATTGCTTCCAATCCGTCCATATAACGTCGCTCTGCGTATTGTTCCATGGCGGGGCATCGGGCCAATCCGTCTCCTCCGAATAAGTCGGCCAATACTCGATATTTGAGTACGACTCCTGCATCATCCGGAACTCCTATTGAAGTGGCTACGTTCACTGGATCAAGAGCGCCACCAGTCTTGACCCCTTGGATCTCCAGCACTGACAGAACCGGCGGAGGAGGCCACAGATCCACTGTCAATTGTGGAGAGTAAGAGACGCTATAAGCCTTAGGTCTGTTGGTTCCAGGTTGAACCGTCTGCCTAACTGTGGTGTGCAGTTGGATCTGATCAATGGACCAAAGAGGTACCGCGCCCTGATTTTGTGGAGTGATGTCCGCCCTCAAAATTCTTATGTGATCCGAGGGAAGGATGACTCGACTGGTGGTCGCGTTGACGGTGTAGCCTTGAGCGATGCAGGCGGTCAACTTCAGAAACTCATCCCGACTCTCAGTCAGGATGGTGGAGATCTCCTCCAATGAGAACATCTCCGTACCCACCCATCCCCCTGGCCAGGACGAAATCTGCGGCTCCATCAGAGCGTAGTTGATGTCGTTGATTAGTTCGCGGTCGGTGACACTCAGGCCCTGGATCAGTTCGGTCTCGGATTGATTAAAGAGACTGTTCTCCAGGTAATAGAAAGGTTGGTTGTTGACGGTCTCGATCTTGCCGGTTTCCCGGAAGTACATCGCCGTCAACCCCCACCACCTTAGCGCCTCGACTATGTAACGGCCCAGTTCGTGGTCCGTGAAGAACACTTTACCTGGGTCGCCAAGGTCATTGGCGAGCCGTTGCTTGGCCTGCGCGAAGGTGGTGTGGTTGTACGGCATAGTTAATCATTAGAAGCGGAAGCCCAAACCAGATTGGAAGGTCCGCTCAGCCGGAGCGAGGAACTCGCCGGTTCTCTTGAACCCTACTGCCAATGGGCGGACGTAGAAGTTCCCGAAATTTAGATCACCTCCGATAAGAACTTCTCGACTAAACACCCCAGAACCATTGGCTCTATCGAGACCTGCGCTGAATCTGGCGAACGGTTCGAAGATCGAATAGTGGTAACTGACCTGTCCATTCAAGTAGTAAGTATCTACGTCGGTCGTGAAGTTGCGCTTGTAAGTGACTCCTGCCGAAGCCCTTACAGGCCCAATCTTTCCGACTGTGCCCATCGCCTCTGCGGCAATGTTAGGACGATAGGTCGTCCCTTCCGTACCGAAGTTGCCGGGAGCAAGTCCCTTGACTTCGCTGGCGGTGGCGAACACGCCCACCTTAAATCGGAAATCCTGGGCAGTCGCAGTGACGGTTCCCAAGATTAGAAACAGAGCGATCAAAAAGGTTTTCATTCGTACTCCTATATTAGGGTTAGTCCAAGTTCTCATCCCGCAATGCTTTAGGTTCTTTGGGTGGAAATCTGTACGTGATCTCTCGCTTCACAAAATACGTGAGCGTCCATCCCAATGCTGGGAACAAGATAATCATAAGGGCCTGAACAAGCAAGTCACCTGTACTCATGAGCCCTAGAATGAGCCCCACCACTCCCCATCCAGTTGTGTCCCTGTTCTGGTCCATCATTGTTCTCGTCGGCATAATCACTCCTTGGGGGAGCGGTTAACAGGTAATGACTCTCCAATCGCTTAGCGTTACAAGAAGAACGGGATTATCTATCCCTATGCTGACATCTGCACTGGCAGATCCGGTACTGCCACCGATACCACTTTCGGCATCAGTGCTTGTCTGAGCCTGACATTGGGCCCCAGTTATGCTGGCGAATGTGTTGGGAGTGAAAGTGGTGATCTCCGTATTTCCGTCAGAAAAACTATCATTGTCGGAAACGGGTCCTGGGCCAGTCAAACTGATCCCCGCCCCTAGGGAGAATCCAATACTACCACTCACTCCACCAAATATATCTCCAGACGCATTGGTATTGGCGCTGCAACTTCCATCGCTGTCTACGCTCCCACTAGCATTACCACCGGCGCTCCAAGTGAACTGGCCCCGAATCAACTGAATATCATTGGGGCCAAATCCCTGCAAACTGGTAGGATAGTTAAACCATCTAGCCGTATCACTGGTACTTTGTGGAGCCCCACCATTCGAACTGCTACAGTTATTCGAATCAGATCCTCCAGCCGAATTGATCGTACTCCAGGCGGTCCCACCACCGAAAGGGCTTGTCGTAGAGCCGGGAGTTAAAGTTACGATTCTCATTACGGATTCGTCCTCTTCATGGTCCCTATGACCGATATGGTTACCGCTCTCTCGCTCACGGTCCCTGATCTGGCGCTGATGTAATAAGAGAGCGTGTCCCCTTCTTGTAAGCCGATGGTGGCATTAGTCGAATAGACAGTGTTGATAGTGTTGTTCGTGTTGTCCAGAGTAATAGGACCAAAGTCCGTAAAGCCAGACGGACCTCTTCTACGAATCGTGAACGATACGCTCCCCCCTGAAGTGTGAGATCCCTGACTGTAATAAGCTTTGATCTTGGTTCCAGTCATTAGCCCTGAAGCCAAAGGTCCAATGTTCACGGCGGGTCTATCTTCCGTACTGGTGGTCGAAGCCGAAGGGTCGAACTCAAACCAGTTATACGTGAACGGCAGCGTGGCGTTGTCCAGCGTGTTCTTCGACACCACTTGATTAGTCGCGGACGGAGTGGTGGTTGGCATCGTCGGGATCTGAGTGAAGTTCATGATCCCGGTAGCCACGTCCAAGGTAACCTGATTCACCGACGTGGTACCGAATCTTAGTACGCTAGCTTCGTGATCAATCTTTGCGTCAGTGCCTGCGGTGTCGTCGAAGACAATAGATGGATTGGCGTTGTTTATAGTCAGTCCACCAACTATGGTGACTAAATTGTTGGTCGTGTCGATGTTTAGAGGGGTGGTTCCCAACGTGTCGTTTATAAGCGACAGATTGCTACCACTCAGCAGCAGCCTAGCCTGTTTCGAATCGTTAGTGTCGATCAGCGTGATCTGCGGGGCCAAGTTACTGATCGTGACGTTCGCAGGAGTAGACACCACCCCAGTGCCTTTGGGAGTCAAGCTAATGCTTATGTTCGCATCGGTTCCGATAGCAGCAATTCCAGGCACACCTCCCGCCGCAGCGTTGGCGATCTGAAGGTTGTTGACCGCAGTGCCCACCGCGTTGAGGGTGATGATGGCGTTGCCGTTCGAATCCTTAATGTTGGTCGTGATTCGAGGCGACGTAGCTCTCAGAACACTGTCCGTCCAAGTGACCTGGGTTCCATCACTGCTGGTGCCAGTGACTCCGCCGAAGGCCCCGGCGTTGTTGTACTGGAGGGACAGGTTGGGAGACGCAGGTGTACCTCCGCCTCCACCCCCTGCCGCTTGCCAAGTACCATCGCCTCGCAGGAATAGGTCATCATCCCCGGCTTGGGGTTGTGGCACTAGACCGGCGGTTCCGGCTGCGATGGCGCTCGCTCCGACCATGATCGGAAGTCTGGCCACCGGGACAGTGCCGGAACTGAAGATGTTGGTAGCGTTGAACTGCCCGCCGCCTACGGCCCCTTCGTGATTGTGAATGGCTGAGGCGAACGAAGCGATACCTGGGGAAAGGTAAGTGCCGCCGTTCAAAGTCCGCCCCGTAAATTCCAAGAAGGTGGCCAGCCCAATGGTCGGATTACCCGACACCCCGTTACCGTTGGTGACGACAGTTTCGTTGGTTACCCCAGTTATAGTTCGGGGAGTGACCGTGTTGGGAGCCGTCCTGGCGAGCATGCCGTTGGCCCCCGGATCATTGAGGGCCCCCGACTGACCAACGGTAAAGTTGAACAGCGTGAAGGGCGTGGTTATGCCCCCGCCACTGAATCTCACATCGTACGATCCGTCGTCGGCCCAGAAGAACCAATAGCCGTCAGCGGAAGCGATGAAGGGGTTCGCTTTAGGCGTTCCCCCCACATCGGAAAAGATGGAGGCCGGAGTACTCGTCCCGGCTAGGAACACGTCCACTGTGCAGCCAGGAAAGCTGCGCTGGACCTTGGTGGTGGATACTCGTCCGTCTGTGGTGACGGTGTATCCGCCTTGTTCCGCGAATCCTTGGATGATTGCTCTGGCCATCCCTCACTCCTTATCCAACCATGTCACCCCACGGACCGCTCCAGGGGCTGGAGATCTTAGCTCCGCCTCCCGAGACCGGGCCGGTACCGTCTCCACCCCTAACACCAGGAATGGTCGGGGCCGTGTCCATCGGAGTTACAAGACCTCCCCCAGCCGAGGGGTTGCCCGTCATCGAGTCCCTTGCCACGATGGGAATCGGACTCGGCGACTGCATGTGCCCGCCGAAAGGACCATTACGTTCTCCGCCTTTCTGCGACGCTCCTCCGCCCGGACTGATTTCGTAAGGACATGGTTCGAGAGGACCTACGATCCCCCCTCCGTGTTGATTGCCGAGGCCCCCACCGGGACCCGCTCCGTATGCGTATTCTCTGCCTTCAGGCATAATTGCCTCCTTTAATATCTAGGTTTAGGTTTCGGTTTAGGCTTTGGTTTCCGTTTAGCCATGTTGCTCCTTATCTCCACCACCCCGGTATGGCGTGGCTTTGAGCGAAGTTACTGTCTGTAGGCCAACCCGGTCCAGGCCGTCTCGGACGAGTACGACCCTGCAAGGTAGCCACCTCTTCATCCCTACGCATCGCCTGATCGAGCAGGCCCAAAGGTCTGCCCGGCTGGCCTTCAGTAGAGTACTTCGACTTGGCCGCGCCCATCAAGGAGAGGTAGGACTGTCGCTTTCGCGGGTCCGCATCGTTAGCTGCCCCCCACTCGTAAGCGAGGTATCGAGCCCGCAGAAGCAATAGTTCCTCTGTAATTTGCGGAGGAAGCGCATCTTCGTCCGCCGAGAACGCCGTGCCAAGCCTCCAAATTGTAACCGTATATGCTCTTGAGACGGTGGGACCCGGCCACAACTCCCACACAGGTAGTCCTGCCACCGGGTCAAAATGGTGGAAGAAGAGTTGATAAGGCTCAGTCGTAGAAGACCTTTGAGGGTCTCGTCTATCGAGTTCGTCGATTGGCAGTATGTCCCATCCGAATTCATAGCCAGTAATCGGGTCCATCAGATGGTCGATCCGATGAAAGTCCGTCGTTAGGGGCGAATAGTAAACTCTATAAAGGAGAGCCGACGCGCTGGCGTTGGTACTCTCCGTAAAGTTGCGGGCCAGGGTGATCGTCGATCCCCAACTGACCGTGGCCCCAGTGACCGTGGTGGACGCGTTGTCCGTCGTGGTCACTTGGGTGGGATTCACGAAGGAGGCTATCGTTGTTTGAAGATTTGCGCCACTGGTCCCTGCCCCAGCGACGACGATGAGCCTCCCTACGTGATCGACGGCGAAAGCGCCAGTGGCGCTGTTCAAGACGTTCGACGCTGAGTTGATCGCCCCATCGGTCACCTTCAGCGCGTTCGTCGCCGCGATCTCATAAATGGGCCCCCCGCTCAGGCCGAACCGGAGTTGGCGCTGAGTGATCGGAGGATTGTTTAGTCCGGCCACCGAGACCAGACTGGCGTGGTTGAGAGTAACAGTGGGGGAGAACTGTGTCACCCCCACTCCAGTCAAGCTGATCGAGGCCGGAGCAAGCCAATATTCCTGAGCCAACAAGAAGGACCATTGGTCATTGGCCTCCCTGATGTCCCTCCAAGCGTCGTTGATGAAGTCCTCCGCCTGTTCTGGCGAAAGGCTTGGCACCCACTGACGGAGCTTGTTGGTGTAGATCAGGAAATTGGACATGCTTAGAATCCAAGAAACAGCATCGTGTAAACGTTAGCGGAAGGGTTCTCAGTCGAGTCCACTTCCGGCAACGGCCCTTCGGCGGCGCTCTGTTCAATCGCCTGAATCGACCCGGTGATCGGGTTGAATATGGGAATGAAGTACGTGGTGGCGGCGGCGCCTGCGGCAGTCTTTACCGCGACACAGCTAGCCCCAAGTATCTGAACAAAGCCTACGTCGTCCGGGAAAATAAGTTCACCGGCAGTGAGGTACGAGGTGTCGAACTGAACGTCGATTAAGACGCCCCGAAGACGACCGGCCTCGAACTCACTACCTTTAACTCTGGTTAGTGTGAGAGCCATTGATTACCCCCTTCCGACGTTCGGATAGAAGCCGAACGGGTTGAGAAGAACTCTACGGACAGTGTCCGAAGCCGGAGTCTCATAAGCTAGGCCGATAACCAACTTAGCCCCACCGTTGGTGGCAAAGGTGGTGCCCGCGTCGGCGACGGCGTCAGCCTCGTTGGCAGTCAGGGTAGCCTGGATAACGACGTTACCCAGAACAGCCGAGGCCACGGTACCGTACCGGACGCTGGCCAGACCCGCCACCTGAATCCAGCCGAACTTGCCTTGAGCGTTGGCGACGGCAGTATCCGCATTGACCACAATGCCAGCCCGGAAGGGCAGGGTGGCGCTGGGAGTGTTAGTTACCGTGAAGGTGTTGAGACCGTTGTTGGCCAGAGTATCCCAATGGACAATCTCCCCGCGCTGGATGTTACCACCCGTGGCGGTGAGAGTACTGGCGAACTTAACCAACTGGTACACGCCCTGATGCAACGTTCCCACAGTAGTCTTCGAAGCCTTGTTGGCCGAATCGAAGCTGTGGACAACAGTCGTACCGATCAGACCGGGAAACCGAGACCCGCCAGCAGTGGCCAACACAGGAGCCGTGTCCTCACCTCCGATGAAACCGAAGTAACCCGAATTGAGGAACCCGTCGGGACTGACCCAAGGGTTGTTAGTAGACCTGCGATACATAGTCTTTCCTTCCGTATAAAAGAGCTAAAGGAGGTGGCCCCACAGTGATACGGTTGTGAGAGCCGAAGCCGCTGCCACCTCCATCCCCGCAAGGAATTAGCTGTTGAAGCCGTACCCGTGGATGTTAAGACGGTTCGCAGCCGGGTTCTCAAGGTTGATAGCCGCCAGCGATTGGCCCGAAACGCGGGTGTTGTCCTGACCGGGTTTGAATCCGGTCCAGCCAAACTGGAACTCTTCGTCATCGGAAATGCGAAGAATCCAGGTGTCGGTGTTGAGCATGAAGATAACTTCACGCGGTTGAAGGGTGACGTTGGCCGCAGGGAAGTTACCTCTGGTGGCCGCGCCCGGATCTGTGTAAGCGAAGTCGGCAGTAAGCCAGTTCCCGAGGATCGGGTCGGAGTCGCCGGTTCCGCCGTCAGCCGTCGAAGCCGAAGGACAGTAGTCGTCCTTGGTCAGCCTCATGCGGTTGAGCAGGATGCCCTCGTAGCCGTAGCGGGGGTCGGTCTCCTGGGCGAACCGTTGCTGGACCTGGAGGGTGTTCTTGATGAGGGTCATGCCCCTCTTCGAAGTAACACCAAGATCCGGCGAAAGGTTACCCTGGGAAGCTATCTGGTACATGTCCTCAAGCTTCTCGTAGGTGATCTTTCCGGCAGTGCCGTTGGAGTTGCCGAGCCAGTAGGGCTTCGAGTTGAGCGCCTTGCCGATGGCCCCGTTGCGGGCCTGAGCGCCGTAGTTCGGGAAGATGTTGCCGTCCCACGAAGGGAGGATGCCGTCGTTGAGGGCCTCACTGAGGCCGTTGATCTCAAGGGAGCGGTCGTCAACGACGCCGCCACCTGAAGTTTGCCCGTGTCTCCAAGCCGAGATGGCGATGATCGTGGTCATGGTCATCATCGCGTTCTTCATGTCAGCGTCGAGCAAACTGAACACCGCGTTGGTGCCCTTGTTGCGGACCTGGATCTCCTCCTTGAATTCCGTGACGTTGACTTCGTAGTACTTCTCACGGAATTGCAGGGCGGCAATCGTGTCCACCTTGTCGATGTTAAACGCAGAACCCGGCGAATAAGCTCCGCCGATCATCGGACGGAACAGGTACGGGTACTGCATGAAGGTCATACCCGAGAAGGTGATCAGGGCCTTGTCTCGGATGTACGAGAAGAACGGGATGGCACGGAAGAAGGAGTCAGTGATTTGGCGGGGCCAGATCTCCTCCTTAGTGACAGCGGTCAATGCGGTTACAATTGGGTCCGCCATTTCAAGCTCCTTTGGTTAAAACATGCCGCCACCTAGACGACATAGTGTTAATCAGATTTATAAACTTGGGAGAACTTCCTACCTTGGTCGGTAGTTGGATTCCCATTGACGTCGAAATGCTGGTTAAACATTTCAGTTGCCTTAGCCACGCGGTCTCTGGACATGGCCAACTCCGACCTCTTCTCCGGTGGGACGAATTCCGTCGAACCTGGAGCGGGGGCCTTGTCGTGGGCATGCGGTTGGGCATGAGCCAAGGCTCTGGACTGTGAATAGTTCTCAAGAAGGGGAGTGAGACCGTTCTGGGGTTTGCCGAAGGGAGAGCCGGTAACACGGCTCGGGTCCATGGCAAACTCTTTCATGAGTTCAGCCCTCATCTCTTCTTTAAGCTTGGCCATTTCGGCCAGTCTGTTAGCTTCAAAGATCTGTTGACGCTTAGTATCTACCGCATACTTGATGCGCCAATGTTGCTCGGGATCTTCCCCCGTATCGAGGTAGTGACCTACAAGGTCGTCCTCCAGGGGTTCCCCGAACAGCTTCATGTGCTGGGCTTGGACGCGGGACACTTTGCTTTGCAGTAGGGCGAAGTCTCGAAGCGCGGCTCCTGCCGTCTCCACTGTCATAAACCTGCCCGACTGTTGCTGCTGTTGCTGATCCTGCCTCGGCGGGGTCGAGTAGTTAGGGGCCGTCGATCTGGGGATCTGAGGGACCTGGACCTGATCGTAGATCTGGTAGTCCTTCAAAGCCTGTTCATAAGCGGCGAGTTTGGCCGCCATCTCCGGAAGGGCGTCAAGCTTGCTCAACTCTCCCTGCACTTGGTTCTGCCACTGTTCGAGTCGGGCGCGGTCGGATTGAAGCTTCTGGTATTCTTGCTGAAGCTTCTGTTCGTAGGCTCGCTTCTCGTCAGCTAGCTGTTTGGTCTTGTTGGTATAGTCGGCTCCCCGGAGTAGGTCACTTTGAAGGTTCCCCTCGAAGTGCCGAATGTATTCGTCTCTGAGTTCACGCTGGACACGACCTTTGGCGATCAGGTCATCCACTGCGCGTTCAATAGCTTCGTTAGCCATTCGACTCCTTTGGACTCCCCAGGGGGTTGGTGTTGTTCGGGAGCTACCCTCACGCGACTCCCTCCAGGGGTTGGTTTACAGGTTTGGTGTCATGGGATTACATCATCATGTCCGCCCCCGGCATCGCGCTGGGCTGCGGAGTCATGGTGACAAGAACTTGTTGTCTCCACTGGTCGAGAGCTTCCATCATCTGCGAGGCGACTTGTTCCGAGCCCGGAAACATCCTGGCCAAATCAGCTATTAGCTGGGCCAGTTGATCGAACTGGTTGAGTCCCATTTGCAAAGGATCAATAGCGCCCGCCATTGGCGGAGGTCCACCCGCTCCTAAGAGTGAAGCAAGATCGCCCCCAGGCCCTGGTCCCGTTGGCCCACCCGGTTGGGGCGGGGGCATCGGTCCAGGCATGGGAGAGCCCATCTGGTCATTCGCTCCTGGCATTAAAGGTAGTACCGGCATATCGTCTCTCCTAATGGTCTGGGGAGGCTGCCCTCCCCAAACCGTTCTAAAGTAAGGAGGAACAATGCTTTTGTCCCCGTGCGCGTTATAATGACACACAACTTTAATGTCAATAGGACACACGAATATGGTTAAAAAGAATAAATGAAGACAGATAGAAATAACTATTGACATCTGTCTGAGGTCTGCCTATACTCCGCCGTGACATTGAGACGAACAACATTGTGGATCGACGAAGAGAACTGGAGGCGACTTCAAGCGTACGCCGAAACCACTGATCACAGCGCCTCCCACCATTTGCGTGAGGCGGTTCGTCTGTATCTGAAAGTTATCGAGCTTGAACTGCTCGACAAGATCTTTGAAGATCAGAGGCCAGAAGACGAGGATACATGCATATAGCTCATTTAGCAGAGCAATCGGCTACTAACCGATGGGTAGCGGGTGCGAATCCCGCTATGCAACAACCAATCCCTCTCTTCGCTTTGCTTCTGTACAAGTTAGATCTGCCCTTAGAAAGGTTACATGCAAACTGATAATGATCGGGCCTCGGCCCCTTCTGATCTGTTAGACTAAACACCTCTCTATTCTCTGCGGGTCTTTAAGTTAAGGATTCGGTCGTTCTTTAACTGCCAGACACCTCTTGGCTTTGGCGTCTGGATGAATCGAACTCGACAATCTTTTTGTATCTCAGGGCTACGCGGCCCAACCCGAATCCTTAAACAAGTTGATTGCCATCGGCAGGCTTACATGCATCAGTTTTAGGGACTGAAACAAGCCGGTTCGACTCCGGCCACCCCCGTCACTTGTGGGGGTGTAGCAAAACGGACAACGCCTACTGAGCTATGCGATCATCGTTTTGGTGCGGATGGGCCAGTGCCCAGTTGGGGCTCATAATCCCGACAGGCGCGGTGCGACTCCGTGATCCGCAATTTTAGTGGCCATTAAAGAGACTACATGTCACACCCAACAGGAGGGTATCTGATAGGTACCTTGCTGTGGGCGTGACAGCCAAATCGCTCCTTAAGCTTTGCCACTAACGACATTGAGGGCCAGTATTAGGCTTACATACTTACTATCTTCCATCACAAGGAAGAGATCTAGGTTCGAATCCTAGTCCCTCCACTTAACTTATGGAGGGATGGAGTAACTGGTAAACTCGCTTGAGTAAATTAGCATAGTACGCTTCGCTCTCAATTATTTTCTAACCGCCGCATGGGTAAGCGTCTTAGGGCAGTCAGTAATGGCTGCCCTTTTTGTGTTTATGAAGAAGCTACTTTTTAGTGTTACCGCGAAAGACTGCGACTGGCAGGAGATGACTGCCGGTGGCCCAGGAGGTCAACACCAGAATCGTAGGAAGACGGCCATACGATGCACTCACAGGGCATCGGGAGCCGTCGGGGAAAGCAGAGAGTTCAAGAGTCAGCTTCAAAATAAGCGGGCGGCTTTTGAGCGGATGGCCAAGACCCAGAAGTTCCAAATGTGGGCGCGGGTACAGGCCGCCAAACTATCGGGGCAGAAAACACCGGAGGAGATCGTTGACGATATGATGGCCCCCAAAAATCTCAAGATTGAATATAGAGATCAATCTGGATGGAAAGAGTGTGACGATGGAAAAGAGAGAGTACGACCGTAAGCAATTTATTTCTACACTAACCAAGATCGGACACGGCGACCTGAGCGCCTACATCTCGCAAGGGACGTTGGCCGCAGAAGCGGAGCCGGAGTTCTTCGCTCACTTCATCGCCTGGAACGAGATCAAGGGTAAGGTTCGGGACTCGAAGGTGGCCTACCCTGTGATCGCACTACGCAACGTCGCCAAGAACGACAGGGACTTGGCAGAGAACGCGGTCGCGCACCTTATGAAACTGTCTCCGCGTGACCTAGTGCGGGCCTACGACTTCAGCAAGAAGCTGACGAATCAAGGGCATCCGATCAAGGCGGGATTCCGGAGGATGCTTGAGCAAGGTCTCAGGGATTACCTCCAGGCCAGAGAGGACCATTTCAGATGGTGGGAGAGGACTGTGCTACAGCACAGGGACTCCATGAAGCGTCTATACAGGATGTCCCATAAGCGCCCATCTCCTAGGGCACAGGCGATTCTATTTGACGGCGAATACCCAGCGAATTCCATCTTCGCCAAAGTGGCCGCGCTTAGGACGATGACACCCAAGGAAGCGGCAGGGGTCATCCTAACGGAGAAGATTCCGTTCGAAGTGGCGGTGGGCGCCGTCGCCAAGATCAAGGACCCCGCCATAATTCTGGCGCTGATCGAGGGGATGACCGGCAACCAGATCGTCAACAACTCCAAGATGCTGGAGCGTCTGGGAGTCAAGAAGGACCCGGCGCTTAACGCGGCCTATCAGGCTGCGCTGGTCCGGGCGAAGGACGACAAGAAGCTGAACGTTCTCAAGACCAGTAGGATTACGAATAAGGCAGTCGATCCTAGCGTCACTGCGACGATGACTTGGATGGAGCCGCAGCAATTGATGAGAGGTGGAATAGCTGCCGCCAGCATCGACACCGATCCAATCGGGGCTGATATGCAGGCGGACCTGCTCCAACTCCAGGCTCACGCGACCAAGCAGCTTGGCGGCATCGAGGGTGACTGGTTGATTCTGGGCGACATGTCCGGGTCGATGCATCAGTCAATCGAACTGGCCAAGAAGGTTGCCTCGCTGATCACGGAGAGGGTCAAGGGCAAGGTGTGGCTGATCTTCTTCGCCAACCATCCGACGGCCTACGACGTGAGCGGCAAGAACTACTTCCAGATTCAGGAGATGACCCGCCACCTGAGGGCCGGGGGCATGACCTCCATCGGGTGCGGACTCGATTATCTTTTGAGGAAGAAAGAGAGTGTGGATGGCATCGTCATCGTCTCGGACGGCGGCGATAACACCCACCCGCTGTTCGGCGCGACTTACAAGAAGTACGTCGAGCAGATCGGACATGAGCCGACCGTGTACTGGTTCGACGTTCCGGGGGACGGAGACGCGTTGACTCATCAGTTGCCCGGAGTCATCGAGAAGTTCGACATGAAGCATGGGCAGATCGACTATTACTCGCTGCCTAACATAATCACCACCCTTCGTACTAACAAGTACTCGATGGTGGATGAGATCATGGGAGTCCCGCTCCTGAAAATGGCGGACGCTCTCAGAAAGGAGAACTGATGTTCGTAGTTAAGATCATAGAGCATGGTCCGTCGGTCGCTTCGACCGTCGAACAGTTGATCACCGCTGAGGCGGCTCTCATGGTTCTGGTCAACCAGATCAAGGCCAACGGGTATGAGGTTCCTCAGGATCTTCAGACGCGTCTGGACGAGTGCACGGCTGAACTCAACGTCAAGATGAGGAACGACCGTCAGCGTCAGTTGAAGGCTCTTGAGCTTCGGCTTGAGCAACTGCTTACTAACAACGAGAAGCGTCGGAATATCGAGAGGGAGATCGCCGCCCTTAAGAATAAGCTGACGTAACAAAAAATGGGGGGAGCGTCCTACTCGCTCCCCCTTGGAGATTCATCATGCGTATATGTGCCCTTGAATGAATCTAGTATATTAGCCCGCCACCTAATTGTCAAACCCTCCAAAGATCATACCTAGGACTACCGACCTGAACCGAAGATCTTTTCCTCTTCAATAGATCCCATGGCATGAACCATCGTCCGTCTTCGTGGTAGCAGAACAGCCAATCGAAATCGCCGGTCTTGTAAGGCCGTCGGGTGGGGCCCAGGCCCCGGTGTAGGCGAACCTCCAGGTTCTTGTTCTTGGCGCTCTTGGTCACATAATAAGCCCGCTTGACCTGGACTGTTTCCCAAGGCGAATCGGGAGAACGTCGGATCAGGGAATCGTAGGGAGCCGTCTTGATGTAGGGATGGGCCACCTCCCACCCATTCTCTAAAGCGAAAGCCGTGAATTGGGATTCGGCGTGAGCCCCAATGTAATCAGTGTTCATTAGCTCTCCGAGATTGTAGACCTAGTCCCACCATCTTTCTGCTCTACGTGTGGAGGTTCTTGGCCGGTAGGAGGTCGGCCCGCGCCTTGTTGATTTGGTCCCCCACCGCCTTGGAGGCCCTGTTGCATCGCCATTCCGGCCATGCCCATCGGGGTCATAGCCATCGCCGCAATTTGGATGGCAGTCATCTTCTGCGCCTCTTCCATCTTGTACGCCCAAAACTCGTCGATCATCTTCTGAGGGTTCGGGATGTCGAATTGCTCCAACAGGTACTTAGGGGGAATTGGCATCGCCATACGAGCCAGTTGCAGGAGTAGCAATCGTCTCGTTGACTGCGTCATTTGGTATATCGAATTCGGGACGATTGAGAAGTGGAAGTTCCGCATATGGACTCGGGCCCTCTCGGACCTCGTACCTCCACGGCCCACTACAGGTAAGTCGATGTTGCTCGGCACTAACGTGGACGGGTCGAAGTCGAAGTCCTCCCTCGTCACGCCGTCCCTTCCCAGAATCTGCCACCGTTTCCGGGCGTTGTAGAATTCGAAAAACATGCATTTCCAAAGTTCTCCTAGATCTCTAAGTGACGCCTCCATGTTCCTGGACATGTCGGTCGCTATCGGTCCGGCCATCTCAGCCAGCTTCTCTATGGTATCCGCGCCTGGGACTTGCGCCGCTTTGGCCATCGCGGTCAGATCGTGCAGACCCGTCAGCTTTGTGCCACCCTCCTCTATCTGAGCCATCAGATCGAGGATGTCATTCTGCATGGCGTAGTATTTCGGATCGACCGCCAGCTTCAGGACCTCTCCCATCATGTTGTTGGCGCCGATGACTTGTCCTCCGGCTCGCGGGTCAAAAGCTCTAGCCAACGCCTCCGAGATTCTGGTCTTGTCGAAAATAAGACCTGGACGAAGTCTCGCATTTGAGGAATCGTCATATGCTCGTAGAAGGCTAGTAAGCATCGCCTGGAGCTTAGCAGGTTCTTTCGTGACGGGAATTCCACAATATTCAAACGGCCAGTCGTCGAGTCGAAACTTAACAAGAGGTACTTGTCCATGCCACCATCGGGATGTGTCATCGTAAAGGACAGCCGTCCGTGTGCAGACAATATGTCTCCGATACGGGAAAATTCTAGCATCATGATAATCAGCCGGTTTCGTTATGGGCATCATCGTCCCCGGCATGTTCATGCCTATCGGGATGGGCTGCCCGTAGTAGGGGACCTGATATTCCCAAGGGGACCCCTCTACTCCCTTCTTGATGGGAGCTTCTCCCCTGTTAGTTTGGGAGTCGAGGATGTAAATATCATAGACAGTAACAAGCTGTTTCCCAGCGGGGTCCTCACCACGATACCCCCTCTGGGAACCATAGGTGTTCTGGACCGTCGGAGTAACGCGATCAAGCAGATTATTGACAAGTCTACGAAACTTATTAACAGCTTCTCCATCAGGCGCAATAAGATGCGCAGCAAGCGGGAACCTCCTTATGACTTGGAAGATCGGAAATTGGCGGCGGATGATGACCGCGTACGCCTTCTGTAGGTTCCAATCCTCCGGGGAGATGTGGACAGGAAGCACGGCGTCTACCCCCAGAGCCTGCAACGTTATGTCCCCATCTCCCGGAACCCAATAGCTGGGGTCCCACTCCATGATCAGATACCCGGTCCCCTCGACCGCCGCGAACTGGAGAGCCTCCCTCAGGCGGCGGTCTACGAACGAGGACAGGTACCAGTGTTGATAGCTCTTGTTCAGGATCTCGGACTGGTCCACCCAGTCCTGGTTGTCCGTCTTGAATGAGGTTATGGGTCTCGGGTTGGCCAACGTTCCGACTAGCTCGCGGACGTCTCGTTTAACGAAGTTCTTCGATGCTTTAGACAGGGTCCTTGGTAGCTCGTCGAAGCCGATGTCGGCCATGATGCGGTGCGAGGCGTCCACGAAGCGATACCCGCTCTGTGATTTGAGGAACATCTCCCCCTCCTGGACGCACTCGGTCACCCAAGACAGGATGCGTTGGGCCTGCTTGGGCTCGCCGTTCCATTGGTATGGAGCCTCGTATCTGCTGGGCCTAGAAGACCCGGCTCCCGCGCCCGTCACGACCGCAGGCGATTGTCCTCCTTGTGTGGTCGCCATGTCTTACTCCTTAGTCACTATTTCTATCGTTACTCGAATGACTAGCTCGGTCTCCGGGACCGTGGTCATGGAGAACGCCCTTCTTATCTCGGCCAAGTCCTTGGCCCTTAAAATATTCGCGGCCATATCTCCTTCGGTGTCCTTAACTATGCTATGGAGATAATTCAAGATCACGTCCTTCTCACTCATAGTTGCTCTTGTCCATCTCCATCGCTACCGAGAAGAACTCCCGGAAGGTCGGAGCCCCCCGCCTAGATGGGGCCCTTTCCAGCGCCTCGCGGTAAATGTCTCTGGCCACGGGGTCCGTTTCTTGGCCCATCGCCCAAGCTAGGTTGGAGCGGTAGTGCTTCTCCATCTTTGCCATGGCCTCGGCGTACCGCTCCTCCCGTCGTTCATCCTTACTTTGTAATTGACCGTTCAACTCTTTGGCGTATCGTCTGTACTCTCCCGCAGTACGAATCTCGACGCGTTCCGCATTCTTTGGAGTGCGCGAGTCCGCGCCTCCCGCCACTCCGAGAGAACCGTCGGAGTAACGCCACATAACAATTGGTGTGTGTAACTGTCGGTGCGGGGACTCGGGGGAGAGCCAGATGATGTCAGCCATGCTTCCACACTCCGGGCATTTCTCCGCATCTCGTCCTCTAAATTCCTCAAAGCGGTGTCCATTTCCACATTCATAATCTAATCTACTAGCCATACAATAGTTGCCTCGAATCCGTGAGAGGGTCTATGCGATGTATGTGGCGGCTGTGCCTGCCAAATTCTTTATCTCCGGTGTAGGACGGTGTCCGTTCTAATTCGGCCTCGTAGGACCTCTGTTCCATGAAAGCCGTGGGCACCGTACCATAAACCTCAGGATCATACCAGCAGGTTAGAAGGATGGCCGGTCCCATGATGCGGTCGTCGTGCTTGTTTTCCGCCGCCTCGATCCGCTGCTTGTCCAGGTTGTACTGGAGAGTTCCCATCTCGTTGACCAGTTCAGGCGACCTGACTATGAGGTTGCCGTCTCTGACCATTTTGCGGAACAGGGAGATCATCTTGGGCCGGGTCCGGACGTCAGTGCGCCAGCCGATGCGGTCGCGTATCGCCCTGGGCCGTTTCCTAAATTGGGACCCCACCTCTCCGATCTGGGTCATGTCGGTTTCTCGGTAGAAGTTGGTGTATCCTCGTTTGAGCATTTCTGTTTGGACCGCGTCCCCTGCGTTGATATTAACCTCAATAGCAGCCAGAGGTTCTCGCCACTGACCATCAGGCCCCCTAACAGTGTAGAGATGGCACAGGCAATACACGTAAATCCAAAGGTCATGAGGCGCAACCTTGTTGGAAACCCATTCAGCAACCTGCTCATCAGGATGCCAAGGCGTCGCCTTCTTGATAACTCCGACCACAGAGTTGTCCAGACCGACGCCTTCCGACGGGTCGCAGTAGACCCCATACGTCTCGCCTTCCTTCGGCCATTCCCAGACATATAGCTTCAACTCCGCAGTAGTGTCAGGCCAGCCGTCTGTTTCGACGGGTTCGAGCCTGAAGGTTTCGAGTAGGGTGCCGTCGTGGGCGAAAGCCTTCGCCTCAGTCGCCGGACCCACCACCCGCTGGTCGCTGTAGATGAACGGGACAGAGTGGCCCGCCACCTGAAACACCCCAGCGGGCTTCGAAGTCCGAGTTATGGTTCGGACCTCCGTCAGCGTTTCGAGGGTGAAGACCGACGGGTTGGCGTTCTGGAACGCTTCGTCGGCGCTCGCCGGTAGTTCTCGGAGCAGGATGTGGAGTTGTTTCCGCTTCCTGGCCTCTTCGAACTGCATATAGTACCACCACATTTGGCGGCGGGACATCTCCCAGTCGTCACCCAAGACGTCTCGGAGGATCTTCTTGGACTTGACGTAGATCTTGGCGGCCTCGGCGTGGCGCTCGACGTAGGCCGGGGGCTTCCATTTTTCGGGCGCGGGACGTCTGCGGTACCAAGCGTCGGTCGGATACAGGTCGGTGCCCACGTACCATGGGAGGAAGATCGGCTTGTAAGTCGCCAAGCCCTCGGAGTCCTTCTCCGTGTTGTAGTCCCAAGTCAGGTTCCACCAGTCTCCAAGCACGTTGGCGGTCGATTCCATGGCCAGCATTCCGAAGGGATTCTCCAGAATGGCTTTGGCGATGGAGGCGTCGATCAGTTCTTCGGGCTTTTCGAAGAAGGACACCTCTGAAAGGTGCGCTATTGTGGGGGTGGCCCCACGACCGATACCCAGTTTTTGGTTTCCCCACTGGACGACGACCGTCGAGTCGATGTCCCCGAACTCCATCTTGTCGCCCACCACGTTGGCGGTGCGGCGTGGACGCAGCCAATAAGGCATGTTGTCCCACACGAACCCCAACATCTTGACCATTTCTCGGGACTTGGTCTCTTCGGCGGAGCCCGTGTACGCGCCCACATGCCAGTAGAAGAAGGTTCGGTGGGCCAAAAGGATCTGCCAGATGGTGGTGAGACCTAGGCGGCGGGCCTTCAAGAACATGAAGTTTTGGGCGAAGCGTCGTTCCTCGTTGTAGGCAAGCAGATCTAAGACGATCTGCTGCGACACGTTCGGCTCGAAGTAGACGACGTTAGCGCCCCAGTCCTTGATCCTGGCATAGTTGCGAGCGAAATAGAGGAAGTCCAGCTTACAGAAGGTGGCTTCGACCAGGACCCACAGACGCTCCTCTCGGGTGAAATCCCGCATCAGATAACCTTTGTGGTCGAGGAGGGACTCGAAATGGGCCCGCATCTCGTCTCTTTCACCGTTAGTGGGCGGGTACATGTTCCAGCGGGGGGACAATTCATGGTCCTTTCGGATGATTTGTTCCGCCAACCGAAGGTTACGCTCTATTACTTTTCGGGAGTACATTCGATGTCCTCCCTATGGTCCTTCCTTACTTCAGTGTCTATGTCCCTGACGGTGTTATTGAACTGCAAGAGCGGGGACTTTTGCTTCTCACGGTCGCTTTTGAGGACGACTGCGTTCTGATTAGTGTTGTTATTGTTGATTTGGACAGCCATGCCGGGGCCCGATTCGACTACGCCGCCTATTTTCAGGGCCAATTCGATCTCTTTGACGTCCGCTTTGGGGTCCATGGCCTTGTTGAGGAGGTTATCGACCACCAAAGGGGACTTCAGGGCCGCTTTCATGGCCGACATGGACCTCATGAGGCTCATTACGCCCTGCTGTAGCTCTCGGACGAAGGTGGTGGCGTCAAAATCGAGGGAGTAACAGACCTGATTGAGGGTGGGGACCTCGTTGATTTCGCCTTTTGCGAACTGAATCTGCCATTGTTTGTACAAAAGGACTACCTTGATCCACTTTTCGTCGGCGTTCTCTCCCTGCCCGGCCACTAAACTCTCGATCATCTCGACCGCTTTTTGGCGACTGCCGAACATGGCGGTCATAGTCCAATCGACGGAGCCCGGCTGGGTCGCCGGAGGGGCGTTCAGCTTGGGTTTCATCTTCGCCAAGCCGCCCCGTCGGGTGACCAAGGAGCCGTCTGCTGCGATAGGGTAGTCCAGGATCTCGTTAATAGTTCGATCTTGGTCCGTATCGTTCGACGTCGGTCTGTCCGTAAGAGGTTCCATCGTCTACGTTGTACAAGTCTTCCATGGTGGAAGGCTCGAAGTCCTCGATTGGTTGAGGATTAAAAGCCTGCCTCAATAGATCCCGGATCTCCTCCAGGGCCTCCGCCACTCTCTTCATGTCCGCGTTGATCTGTATCAGAGCCATCTTTTACCTCTACTAGGCCATCCCTAACTCTAAGAGTCATGGGTCCCGGTCCTAGAACTTTAGTGACTCGGAGTCCTGTGATCCTAGTTATTATTCCAGGTAACGTTTCAGGGATTTGTCCCTGATACATTGGTTGTAGGAGCACTGGCGTAGCCACCTCTGTGGCGATGTCTAGTCGCCAATATCCGTCTTCAACATCGTTTCGGTCTCTTAGGAGACTGAATATGACGTTTCTCCAATCGAAATCGTAGGCTACCTGTTTCATCTTATTTCGTTCAATGACCTCTCTGTCACTATGATATTCATGAAACTTACAGTCTGGGGAACATCCTCGATACGAGGTACCACATTCTTTCAGGTGGTATTTCATTTCCTATCCTTGAATTTTACGTTGGGGGCCCCGATCTTGCTGATTCCTCTGGGTGGGAGGGGGGCCTTAGGCGGCTCTTTGGGTACTTCGGGGACTGTGGCCACGACGGATTCGCCGTTGTACATGTAGCCGTCATGCTGGTCGTCGAGGGAGATTTCGGGATGATCCTGTGGGAGGGTGATAGGTTGGCCACCTTCTCCTACCGCCATCAGGATTTCTTTGGTCCCGATCACTATCTCGCCGTCTATTTCGATCTCGGCGGGGACCTCACGGGGCTCTCTGTTGTCCTTGCCACTGCCCACGTCGATGGTGCGGGCGATCTTCTTTTCACCCCGAAGCTCTCGAATGTCCACTTTTCCGATTGTTCCGTCCGGTCGGACGTACTCGGCCTCGACTGGCATGCCAAATAGGCGGCGGTCGGTGTCTGGAGTGTCGGTGGGGATCTTCTCTTCTTCGAGGGAGGCGATCACTATCCCGCGACCTGATTCGCCAAACTGGAGATTGATGCGTATGTTGCGCTCCAAATCCAGTTCAACCTCAGCATTTACCACGTAACTGTGGTCTTCGAGTTGCTCAACTCGGGTCTTCACGTTCCATCCGACCTTCGGATAGGTGATGTGGACCTTGCCAAGGCGTGTTTGGCGGGAAAATACGGTGCGGACGTTCTTTCGTAGTTCTTCGGCCAAGTCGGCCACTTGGTCACTTAGGAGCCCGATGTTGCCCAAAAGTCGGTCTGTGAGCGTCAAAAGGTGCGTTTCGACCGCTTCTCGGACTTCCAGCCCATTTAGGGGGCGGGCTTGTCGTGCTTTCAATGATCCACCAATGTATCTCGGTGGTACAGCTATCGGCATAAATTCCTCCTTACAGGCGCGTTCTATACCAGAAAAGAGACAGACATGCAAGATTATTGTGGATTTTTGCCGAAAAATGTGCTAGCGTTAAGCGTAGCCAAAGCAGCCAATATATAATAAGGATAAGACCTGTTATGATCATTGTTACAAGTTTCACAAACTTGGTGGGGGAAAACTAACAAAAACAAAAATATTTGGGCAAAAATTGAAAATTTGGGTGTGGAGTCAAAGCGCGGGGGGAAGAGATGGGGGCCAGCCCCGATGACAATCACCCCGACTAAGGACATCCGAGCGATTATCAACTATCATTAACTTATATACATTATACTATGAACGCCCCCCACCCTGTCAACCCCCTAAATTATTAAAATATGGCGCGGCCCACAGTGGCGACCTGGACGCCCCCTACGACCTGGACGCCTTCAGCAGCGGACATTATGAACTGACAATGTGATGATACGATCCTCTTATGATCTTATGATCTTATGACAATATGATCTTATCCTCTCATCCTCTTATGATCTTATTCCCTTATTCCCTTATGGCGCGACCTGGACGACGGCCCCACACGACCTGGACGAGGCTGCTAACGTCCTCCCAGATTGCGAACGTCAGCGGGGCAAAGGAGGACATCCCCCAATGGTACTCCGATGCTATGGAGTAGAACACCGCGCAACGCCCTTGCTGGACGAATCGAAACGGCACTATCCTCCCACCCCTCCTCTTTTCTCAACCCCTGAAAATTATCTTGACGCTGCTAACATCCTCCCAAGAGTATTGACAGCCCCGACCCTTCTGTTATAATGCCCCTTCAATCGAACTCGGCCCGCCGCCTACTTTGGCCCACGCGAGCCCGACCCGATTGATTGTGTTGTGGCCCGGTAAGTCACCCTTGATTGTGCGCGAGCCACAGCAGCGGGAACGCCCCCCGCATAACTGATACACGCGCGACCCGTACGCGATCCTACCGCATACGCGCCCGCCTTTGAGGACAGAACCGAACCACCGCGCCGGACTCTTGCCCGTTGCCCATTGTGGCCCGCTGAGGGGCGAGAGATGCGAGGAACCCCCTAGCTTGCTAGGCAGGCCCGCAACCACCTTGAGCCCGCACGACCCGCGTTCATCCCACTGCCTGACAAAGAAAGCCGAGGAAGCGCCCTAAATAAGCGCCTACCCAAATTGGCAAGAACCGGACGCCCACGCGATGAGACGTGAGCGCACCCGCCTAGCATTATGTGATTGGAGATGCTAGGACGACGGCCCCCCAAATCGCGCCGCCCTTGCTGCTAAGCTGGCCATTCGTGGCTAGTGAAGCCCTCAGCAGAACCCACATGCTACTCTCACCACCTGTTCTTTAGTGTTGAATGATGCGCCTCTGCCCGATTCGAGGAAGGAGAACGCATCATGGAAGACCTTAACAAGGTAGACGACACGCCCACCCAGGAGCAAACAGAAGAGACGACGCCCGCCGCCGACGCGACCGAAGCGCCCGCCCAGGCTAACGGCCCCCAACTTGGAAAGCAACTCAACAAGCGACCCAAGAAAGGACAGCCCGCCGCCCAGGCTAGCGAACCCGCCGCCGAGGAAGAGAGCGCCGCCGATCCTGCGCCCGCTCCGAACGTGGAACAGACAGCGCCCACCACTGCGCCGCAACTCTCACAAAGCGCCCTAGCAATCAAGACCGCCTTACAATTCGGACGACCCAAAGAGGAAGACCGACCGGGCAAGCGCGCAACCGCGACCAGCACCAGAACGGAGGCTACACTAGCCGCCGAGACGATAGCCGGACGCCACCAGCACCCCGAACAGAAGGCCGAAGCCCTAACGGCTGAAGGCAAAATGTACGGAAAGCTTGCTAAAGAGAGCGCCTTAAAGGCTGAGGCATATTTGAGAGAACGCGCCCAGGAGCTTGCAATTGAGAAACGGACACATACGCCCACTGAGATTCAACAGGCTATTGAGCTTGCTATGAACCGTCACCAACGCCAACTCAAATTGGCCGAGGATTCACCGGACGCCGTAATCAGAGCGGAGATTCTGGACAAGGCGCAGCGCGAATTAAGCGCCGACCTCTTGAAAGCATCCGACAACGCCCACCCCGAATATATGATAACATCCGTCGGACCCAACGGAGAAGTAGCCAGAAAGCCCGTGAAGACCGCACTAGGCGACACGGCGCGCCAAGCCTTGCTGATTCTGGCCGTTGCTCCACCGGAGAAGATTGACGAGATCATAAGAGAAAGCCGCAAAGGCAACGGAGCGGATAGCCGGAAAGCTTTCTACGATCCGAAAGGATTCGGCGCGACATCGCCCCTGCTAACTGGCGGAGATGAGCTTGTGATGTCATACGACATCATACAAGGCCTAACCTACGACCGGAAAGGCGAAACGATTGAACGCATACGCTTCGCCCAACTGACCGCCGACTACGCATTAGCAGGAGATTGGAACGGCGCCGGTCGCTGTGTTGACGTTTTGACCGGAAAGGCGCCCGTCAAAAAAGGTAACGTTGAAGTATTGACGTTCCCCAAAGACACGCCGATTGAGCTTGTCTACCACATGGTACAAGCCGCAGTATGGAAAGGACACGCGCTGGCCTGTCGCGCCGAGGCTGATCGAATCCGCAAGGAAAACGACCAGAAGAAGAAGCGCGACGGACTGTCGCTGGCCAACCCCCAACCGGACGAAACCCGACGCAAGACCGAAGAAGCGCGGAAAGGACAGAAGACCGAGCCCACACCCGAAGCGACGCCCGCCCCGACCGACGAGGAACGAGCAGACGCGCAGAGGAAAGAGGCAATCCATAACGCCAAGGTGGAACTTGTGCACATCACCAAGAACCACGACCCGAAAGACCCTTGGCCCAAGGATAAAATCCGCGCCCTTTGCCTGTCAATAGCGCGCCATCATCCCGACTACGCCGACAAGGCTTCACGTAGGAAGATCATGGAGCGCAACCCCAACACGGACGACAAGACCGCATTAACCGCCGAGCAATTCACAGGCTTTGCCATCGCAATGGGCCGCGAACTGCTCAACGTTGACGCCAACATGAAACCCGAAACCACAACCGCCTAACGCCTTTGATCGTAGACCGAGGCGCATCATTGAGCCCTAAAGACCACACAAGGAGAGAACAGCATGAAACGTGTTAGCTAACGTTAGTTTAATGTTAGCTAACATCGGCGCGCCTCCGATTCGCTACGGCGAAATCGGAAGATTAAAATGTGCCATAGTTATTAAACGTTTGCTAACGTTAGCTAACAGGTTGGCCTCCGCTTATGGGGCGGCAGGCTTTGTTAGGCTTTTCATAGGGAAATTTTCCCTATGTTGGGCTCGATTCGCGGCCTTACTCTCCATCTTCTTATAAATGGAGAGTAAGGCTGTTTCATTTGGGAGTGGCTAATGACCAAGCTTATCATCTGTAAAACAGGCTATGAGTTTGGTACTGGCCCCGTTGATAAAGAGATTAAGCGTTGGGAGCGTCAGCTTCACAGCGTGGAGTCTCAACAGGCCCGTATGACGCCTGAGCGCGCCAAGACAATTGCCATGCTCAGGCAGAAAATCAATGACCTCAACGCTTGGCGTACTGAGATCATTGCCAATACGCGCCCATGGGAATTGGATGAGATGGCGGACAAAGAAGTGGAAGCCGTCTTCTATTCCGAACGGGACCGCGCTACCAAACGCAAAGTCAAAGAGGGGAATAAGCTATTAAACTCCAAATACCGGAGCGCAAGAGGGCATAAACAAGTGGACGCCGCCATAGGCAAGAACTTCATCAAGCCTAAGGGGCCTACTGTGCCCAACACTGCGTATAAGGTGGACAGGGGCAACGGCTTCATTCCTGGAACCGATGTCAGACAGAGGGACCCTCTACCTAGAAAATTTGAGCGCCCCGCACGAAGTGGTCCCAAAACAGGGGGCAGGCGTGGTCACTTCAGATCACGCTATTGACTGAACAATCAAAACTGGAGTAGCAGCATGGAAACAACAAACGTTTGCACGAAGTGTCGCTTCGCTACGGATAGCGACGACCTCATGGAAGCCCACCTTCTCATCCACAAGGCCCGTATTCTCAAATTCGAGCCCTTGAAGACACACATTTCCAAGGCCCTTGGCGAATCAAGGACGCAGGAAGATACCAAGAACTGGGAAGAGGCCCTTACCTTGGTACAGGCCCTGATTGACCCTTGCCCGGAATGTAATCTCATGGTCTGCCGTTGTAAGGGGACCTTGGACGCCTTCGACCTCATGGAGCCCGTGCCTTGTTGCACGACGGATAACTTGTGCGAAGGGCATAGGGCTAAGATGGCCCCGGATTTGTTGGACAAAATAGACGCCGCCTCTTCGAAAGAAGAAAAGGACCAAATCATTGGCGACTACATAGTCGACGCCTACAGGCGCGGAGAATGGAGTTTGCCATGACCAGAAAACTCTCCCGTGACCTTAGCAACCGAATAAGGAACGTCATCGGCTGCGCTTTGAAGGATCTCTATCCAGGAATTGAGATGCTCACCTTTATTTGGCTAGGCCAAAAGATCATGCAGTTCCTGTTGGATTGTTGCGAAGATGAGTTCCTCAAAGAATGTGAATACGAGGAGGAGCCCGTGGCCTTCGACGCCTGCTTCAATCGTGAAGCGGTAATCTCTTACCTAAACGACAACAAGGGCTGGATCTATGAGCAAGCCCCAGCCTTAAAGGACCTTGAGGATTTCGACGGCAAGAAACGCATTAACCTTATGGTGGGTCAGATGTTACTTGCGAAGTAACTGAGCTATTGCGAATAGGGGGCGATGTTAGTCGCCCCACTTTCGGAGTGGCTGAGAGGTCGCTTCATAGTAAGGTATCACAATCATCAATGGACAGAGGCCCTTGGAAACTTGGGCCTCTTTTTTTTTTCTCCACTCAAACGAACAGGAGCAACTCCCATGCTTAGGTTTCTCAAGTTTGGTGACGAACTGATCAACCCCGATCTGATCGTCGCCGCTGAATTCAAGAAGCCCGACGCGGACGGCGCAGGATGCGAGCTAGTAATAGACTTCGCCGCCCCTGCGTTCGAGGCTCGGCCAATAGAGCACTCTTCATGCTATAGAAAATCTTTCTTTGATGAAGACGCCAAGATCATATACGCCCACCTCTGCAAAGAGGCGGTCGAACTGACACCCCGTAGAAAGAGGGACGCCGGTTAAGACATCCCTGAGTATAAACCCCCAACAGGAGTGACCCTCAATGCCTAACGAATGTGGTTACGAGGCCGTGGTCTGGGTGATTAGGGAAGGAATAGCTGTCATGCAGTTCGGCATGAAAACATTCAACCCAGGCAGGGCCGTTGATTACGCCTTCTCAGCCTCTGAGTTGTTTAGGAAGACGTCAACCGAAAGCGGATACGTCACAGTTTCAGACCTCTCCAACGGAAGAGAACTTGAGAGGATAGACTTTAACCAGACAGCCAAGGCCGCCGCTTGTTAGCGGTCCTTGCGGGAGGAGCCCTGACTTTTAGGTGTTGTTGTTGTTAGGGCCCTTCCCGGAGGGACTTATCCTCCACTCGGGTAAGCCGAGTTGATTGTTTAGTCAAGATTGAAAGCAACACTCAGGGGCGTGTCCGTAAGAGCGCCCCACTTTTTTCTCGTTTCATGTTAACCATTCAAGGTGGTAGTTAGTGACAGGGCTACCTCCCCCTAGTTAGGAGACACGGACATGAAAGCCGCTGTCAATTGGCAAACTATCCAGACGTTCTTAGAGAAAGAACTAGAGAAGGGTCCCCAGCAAGGAGATCTGCTATACAACTCCCTCGTAGTTCTCTATCAAATGCTCTTAGGCTATCTGGCTCTTACGAAGTATTTGGAGCCACCCGAAAACCGAGGCATGCGAGGCTGTCCATGGTGCAAAGAGGAATTCAAGCCTCTCTACGCGCACACAGTAGCTTGCTCAGATGAATGCGAGCGTCTTTGGAGGCTCTACCCGTCCACTGTGACTAAGGAGTTACACGACAAGGCGGTCGCGGAGGTACTCCGAATGAACGCTGAGGAAAGGGCCCAGTCCTAATCAATACGGGCGGGCTGGGCCTGCAACGGACATTGTACAACAGGGCGTCTTTGCCGTTGCCGGTCTGGCCCAACGTCTTCATTGGGCCTTTCCGGGAGAGACAAAGCGTCTACTCCGTATGTAACCCTAGAGGGGCCAGGGAATGATCCCAACTTTCGAAGAAAGGATCAACTCCTATTGAAAATCCCGGACGGCCCCTCTTGCACTCCTATATGTTATTTTATATCTCCACATTGGCCTTATGCCTAGACTAGTACTCATTCGTGGCAAGGATGGGGCTGGGAAGACTACCCTAGCGGAGATGGTGTATGTTCCCCAAGGATTCGTACACTATGAGGAGGACCACTTCTTCTACAACAGGGGAGGTGGTCGTCGCTACGCTTACGACCCAGCTTTAAGATCACTTGCCTCAAAGTGGTGCCGCGATCACGTATTCAAGGCCCTCTCCGCAGGGCGCGACGTGGTCGTGAGTAACTTCTTTAATTGCAGGAGAACGGTCGAGCCATATAGGGCGCTCGCCAGGGCGCTCAAAGCCGACCTACAGATAATCACCTTAACGACTCAGTTCGAGTCACTTCACATCACCAATAAAGCATTGTTAGAGCAACGCAACGCGTCCTTTCAAAAGGAAGTCTGATGTCTCTATCCAAGATGATTGAGAGAGACAACTGGATGGACCCTGACATATGGACCCTGTATGAACAATCTTGGAACGAATACAAGGCCATACGCGAAGCCCACCACTTATACGGGAGTGAGGCCGCTCAAGCCAAGGTCTACCTACTGGAGTTGATTCTTACAATGAATCATGGGAAGCAATACCTCAGAGAGGGGGAGCCTCCCAGAGTTACGATGAGGGACGTCATAGCCTACCACGAAATGCTGGACAGGAAATACAGATCGCAGAACGGGGCGGAGTAGAGCCCGCCCGCCACTGCCCGTAGGGGTCAGTTGTTGATCTCCTTTCTTACTGACTCCCTCGGGGAGCGGTTGTTACCGTTCCGTACAACTCTACAACAAGGGGAGGCTGTCCTCCCCTATATCATAGGAGCTATTATGGCGGTACTAACTATGCCCAGAGAGGACGCCGGGGCCAAATCCCAGGACAAATCTTTGAGTGAAAAAATCGTCAAACGCGCCCTAGCTAGCCACAATACGGCTAAGGCCGCCGCCGACTCCATCAATGATGAGTGTGGCGGAGGCAGGTTTAGGGCCAATCATCAGGACAAGTTCGACACTTCCCAAGAAAGATACGTCAAGTCCAAAGATTACGCCGAGAAAGCTAAGGATGGCAGATGGGTTGTCCTGATCGACAATGCCGACAAGAAGTAGGCTTTTACGCCGAAATAAACCCGATGACGTTCGGCAAGTGGCGTATTGATTGGACGGACGGAGTGGTCATCGAGAACAACTGGTGATACGACTCCGAAGAGGGCGCCCGTGAGGCGCTAAGGAATTGGGAAGCTAACGGTTTCCAGGGAGAGCCCGAGGGCTGGTACCGCAACCCGAATGGTGGAAGAAGACGTCCGGGAGGCGATCCGGCCCAAGAGTTTATCAGGTGGTAACCGTTGCAGGCAAGCCGAGGGACAGTAAGCTTTGACTTCCCCTTGGCTAGCCTGGAGCGGTGGGGACCGCCCCATAACCGCTAACTATATTATTTATTGGTTCTATTTCAATAAAGATGAGGGACGCGGTTATTTCGGTTAGCAGGGGGCGGTCGGACGCCATGCCGACCGTCGCCTTGAGGGCAGGGTGACGACATTAGGGCTGTCAGCGCATGCTGAACTGAGACGGCTCGAAAGCACGTCTCCTACCCTCAAGGGGGCGGTACGTATGCTGCCCCATTTTGGATTAACCTTGAACATTCGTTGGGGGGCCGTGGGTCACGCGCGTGTACCTGCGATCCCCCTTCTTTCTTAACGTTGTAGAGTCAGTGGAGTTTGAGATGTTAATCAGCAAAGACGCCCTGGACCCTAAGCAGTGCGATAACAAGTCCTGCCGAAGGGTTATATCCCTGGAAGAAGGAGTCCAAGACGACGAATTCTTCTTTTGCATTGATTGCTACCAACTATCCTCTGCCATAGCATGGCTTTTCATGATGGGTAGAGGGTACGACGTTCCAACGTCCCTTGTGGGCTTTTACGTCGCTTAGGAGGCGTTATGGACGTGACTGTTAGTGAATTATTCAGACGGTTCGCGGCCTTAGTGGCTGCTGGCCAAGGTCACATCAAAGTGACGGCTTTGATATTGCCAAGCTCTAAGATGGAAGATCTTGCGATCTTCTATGGTTATTGTAAAGAGCATGAGTGCGTCGAATTACATATTATAGACCCGGAGGGGTTGTTAGAGGAGAAGGAAGAGGAGCAACACCATAGCATGGATGAGAGGACCCCTTTCGAGTCCATGTTGGAAACAGACGCCGCCGAATTTTGGAAGAAGTTCGGCATCGACTGACCGTTGCCCGTAGGCCAAGATCATCCCGACTTTGGCCCTCGGGGAGTGGTCAAGCGACCGTAAACTCCGGCTATTTCAAGACACTTCTCAATGCAGGGGAGGTGACAAAATAGCAATTGAACGGTTTAGAATCGAATGCTCACAACGCCCGCGTTCCTAGGTCGCGGGCTATTTTTTCGGAGAGATATGGAGAAGATTGGCACATTCGGCTACAAGGACGTGGTTTTAGTTGACGACGAAGCTGTATGCGATTGTGGAGTAGTAACCCATTACAGAATCCACGATCCATCTACGAATGAGATGTGGGTGTGCTGTTCGATTTGTTTGCAGGGCGTTATGGACGAGAACGAGAGACGAAGACACGCCCAGGCTGGCATGCAGAATTGCTTGACTGTGGCAATATCACTTGTGTTGGTATTCATAGTCATACTCATTTTGGCCTACCTCGGTAAAATATAGGAGGGAGTTATGGACGACTTCATTAGGGACCCCGTCAGTAGCACGCTACTGCTGTGGGTTTGTTACATGCTACTAGCAGGGCTGGGGACAGTGTTAGCCATATTCATCATAGGCTACCCTGCCCTCGCCCTAAAATGGGTGATCGACTGGATAAAGCGCGGGCAGGAGGCCGCTAGGGAGCGTAGACAGTCCGTACCTGAATAAGACCCTTCCGCACCTGTTGGGGGACAGAGTGCGACCCTGGTACTATCTAACGAGGATACGAGGTCTAGGGCCGGGAGGGTCTTATTGAGTGACGCAGGTTGCTCAGTTTGTAGTGTCATAAAGTTGAAGACTCCAACTAGTCTTTGTTGGGAGGAAAACTTGGACCCAGTTAAAAAATTAATATGGATCTCGAAGATCAAAGAGAGGGGCGGGCCAGTGCTCACCTTTTTCTGCTTATGGTTTGCCATAATGGGCATAGGTAAGTTGATCGGGATCTTAATAGAATACCTGTTCATGGAGGGAGGTAACAACCCTTGATATGAGCCTTCTTCATTCACTTAAATCAGAATCGCAATAACACTGGAAGGGTAGTGGGCAGTTGTGGCGTAAGCTAAGCGTGGGCACGAAAAAAATAAACAATCCACACTTGTAATGAGTCCCACGCGGCAGACCGCCCTAAGCCCACTCCCTCCCGGAGTTCATCATGATTAACTACAAAGTTCATTACAACGACAGTCACTATTGTGACGAGTGCGGGGCGAAGAGTACGATGCATCGCATCATATGCATACAGAGCGGGGCGTTCTTGTGCGCCAGTTGTCTGAAGAAATTCAGCTCGTACATGAGAATGGCTTTCACGGGCACATTCCCCTACGGGGCCAAGTGGGCCCTGGAGAGGTACGAATTCGAGCGGTATCTTAACCCCGCGTCCATCACCGGCAGTTCGTTCGACCCCAAAAATATCACCCAGAGTTTGTTCGACGCGATGGACGTCGAAATGGAGGATCTGAAGCGTCTCATGGACGAGAAGAAAATGCTCATCAAGACCTTGAGACACTTCGTGGCGGATTACGCCGCATTCAAAAAGGCGTTCCTTGAGTTTATGAACCAATGAGCGATACAGTCGTGAAACTAATATTCTGTCCTAATTGCAGCGACGTGGTGAGACTGATCGAAGTCAAGAGGTACTGTTTCTGCGCGAGGGCGTACGGGCAGTACCTTCAAGACGGTCTCAACGCAGAGATAGGAGGGATAGCTGTCCCTTTGGGCTTCGCCAATCCCTCATTCAAACATGCTCTTGAAAACCAACCCGAGGAGGGCGCGGGCTTCGTCTTCGAAGCGTTCGTCATCCCCAAAAAGTGTGACACCATAACCAAAGTATAAACCGACATAGAAGGAGGGAGGCCCATGGCCAAGGAGGACTTCGTCCGTTTCAAGGACAGCGGAGGCGCGTTCTTGATTGTGGACAAGGTGGTGGCCGTAGAGTACGGCTACAAGGAGGGCTCTCATGAGGTGGACCGCCACCTCTTAGAGGCCATCCGTAATAGACAAAAGGAACACAATGAGCAAAAGGCGGCTAGGAGGATTCGTCGTGCGGCTAAGCCTGATTCTAGGCTTATTGGCCGCGTTCGTCATAGCCTTGACGTTGCAGTCTTGCAGCGATCAAATGATGACCAGAAGGTACGGAGGGAAGATGACCTACAATCTCTCTCCGGGGCAGAAGTTGGAGGGCATGACCTGGAAGGGGGACAATCTGTACTTCCTCTCTCGCCCGTTCAGGGAGGGGGAGAAGCCGGAGACTCATACCTTCCAGGAGTCGTCAGTACATGGAGTTTGGGAGGGGACAGTGATAGTTGTGGAACACCCTTCTCCGTCGGCGAAGCCCTCGCCAACCTCCACTCCTTCACCTTCCATTTCCCCCTCTGCTGGCCAAGGGGGCAAGAAGGCTTAGATGATAATCAAAATTTCTCTCAGTAACGTGAAATGGTTCTTCGTCGGAATGATTGTGACGTTTGCCGCTGCAATCGCCGTGATCAAACTGGGGGCGAACTAAATTTGTGGCCCACCCTGGTTTCCGCCTCATTGATTGGTGGGGTCGGCAGACGGCGCGTCTCGCTGGAGACCAACGGCGATAGCCGGGGGTGGGCCTTCCCATTAACATAAGGAGTTGTATTATGCCAAGAGGTAGACCAAGATTTGTAATGCCCAAAGGTAAGAAGGCCAAGGGCAAAGTGAAGGGCAAGATCCCCCTCAAGCGAATGTTGAACGAGGACAAGGTCCGACACATCGAGGACAACAGAGAGGGCAGGGCAGGCTTCAGCCTGTGTGGATGCGTTATGCATAAGGAGTGGGGTAGGACGCCCCTCGACCCGCTTGAGGAGTTGGACCTGGGGGCCGATGACGCCATTGAGTACATGATCAATGCGCTCCACGGCTGTCAGAAGTGCCTGAAGTCCTGGATCAAAAGATTTCTTTAAAGCTTATGGCCCGCCGATCCTGGCGCCCCACGCGGGGAACAACGCTAGATGAGCGTTCGGCTGGGCCACCATTTATGGTCCGTCTCTTAAGGGATAGGGAGGGGAGGGAGTCCTCTCTGTTCCGCGCAGGAGGCGGACCGCCAAGCTATGGGGGAGCGCCCGCGAGTGATCAGGCATCGGGCGCGGGGTTTCGTGAATCACCCCCCTCCTCCCCCATAGACGGCCCCGTAGCCTAATGGAAGCGTACGCGATAGGCACTCGTTTCCTAAACGAGAAGATATGGGTTCGAATCCCATCGGGGTCTTGGAGGTAATATGTTGAATTGGGAAGTAACAGAAGATTTGATTAAACTAAACGGAGAAGCTTTAGCCTTTAGATCACAACACGATCCAAAGCTAACTGGGGCAGGTATGCCGAATCCGTATTACTGGTATGTGGTGTCGGGACTAGACACTGAGAAACACACCAAAGTCAATACTGCCATAATGAGGGCTCCCGAAAATGCCGACGCTCCTGAGATCTTGAAATTCATAAGAGAGGAGTTTCTAAAATCGTAATGTCATTAAAGATAGGACAAACTCTCAACGGACCTGTTCGTGTTAACATATGGATTTAGACACCATCAAAGCTTTGATCAATTGTTGCGAGTCTAAAGGAGAGTTAGATGTTCTAAGGACGTTACTCAAACGTCTTGAACCGGCAGACTGGTTCATAGACGCGCTACTCTTCGATAGGCTTGAGTTACTAACCAAGTAACAAAGAAGGAGAATAACTGTGCCCAAAGTCAAAGAGGCAAAGAAGAGTGATGGCATCCATCTACAGATGCCGCTTAAGAAAGACAAGAGTTTCAAGAGGTTCCACAAAGACATGGAGATAGCTAGGTTCTACAAACATAGAGTTGACCCGATAGCAGTGCTACTGCCACTGCTAGCAGTAGGAGCGTTGATCTATGGAATTGTAGACGCCTTCAGTAAATTTTGGATACCTTAAATATTAAGCCGTCGCTTGCACTGGGATGCTAGGCGGATTGTAAATCCGTTGTCTTCGGGCTAGGTGGGTTCGATTCCTTACCGACGGCATAGTCCCTCGTTAGCTCTCCCATTTGCCAAGGCAAGGGAGTTCTAAACCTCTCGGCAATGTGGTGAACCGCGGGGGACTTATAGCTGGTGGCAGGTTGGATCTGGGAAGGGCTCATAATCCTTCGTTAAGTGGGTTCGATTCCCATACGAGCAATGTGACCGTAGCTCAACTGGTAGAGCGCCGGATTGTGGCTCCGTAGGAGGGAGTTCAAGTCTCCCCGGTCACCTAGGTCGTACATGTGCGGCCTTCCGTCGGCTGTCATAACGCAGTCATACAGGCCCAATCGCCCGAAAGGACTGTGCCTGATAAGCTTAGTGAGTAGGGCTTAAGGGGGCAGGGGGCCCTGCTCCATACGTGCGTCAGTGCCAACGACCCGTAGCCTAGTACCTGGACCCCGTAGCACCCTAGAGGTGACGTCACTAGAAGGAACGGTCTCTTCAGGGAACACCTCAGTGTCAAGTGCGAGTACCCACAGGAGTCTAAACAGGGCCCTCTCACTTATTATTCAAGCTTAACTTTTATAGGAGACTAACATGCAGTTACATCAGCTACTGACTCTTGTGACTGGAATCAAGAACAGGAACTACAAAGAAGTAACAGAGATCAGTAGGTTATTTCAGAAGCCTGACCTGTTCTCCGGCCATTCCAGAGTCTACACCCCAAAGAACACGGGAGACGAGACGTTCCCGGACGACAGCAAAAATCCCCAATTCAACGTCAGAGACTTGTTGGAGCGGGTCCGCAAGCTGGAGACGGAGATCTGGGATTCGAGGGCGGCCAGAGACTACGCCAACATGGAAGCTACGGCGGACGTCGTGATCAACGACGTGGTCGTGATCAAGGACGCGCCCGTGACTTGGCTCCTGGACATGGAGAAGCAGATGAATGACCTGAGGAAGGTCATCGAGTTGATCCCCGTCCTTGACAGCGCCCAAGTCTGGACCGAGGATACCAACAGTGGAATCTGGCGGTCCGAAGTCACCAGGACCCACAAGACCAAGAAGGTGGACAAGGTGGTGGTTCTGCTCGAACAGACCCAACATCAACAGGGCAAAGCCGAGATCCGACCTGAAGACGTCACCATCGGGTATTGGAATCAGACGAACTTCTCCGGCGCCCTACCTTCCACCGTCAAGAAGCGAATGCTAGAGCGCGTCAACGCCCTTGCGGACGCCTTCAAGCTGGCACGTGGGCAGGCCAATAAAGTGGAAGTCAAATTGCAGGACGTTGGCAAGGCCCTCTTTGACTACATATTCCACGAATAGAGTTATGGAGACCATAAGTGCTGGCGGAGTCACCTCTACGGAGTAGAGGTAAGGCCGGGTACGGTCTCCACCAAATTATGGGGAGGGACGTCTGGAAGGAACCTGTCCACACTTAGTCACTGTGTGGGCCGCCGCCGACCGGATGTAGTGATTCCCTTCCCCGCCAAGTTCCGCAAGCTGAGACTCAAGCGGAAGTTCACAATCCAACCGTTGCAGGTTCGAGTCCTGCCCTCCGCTCCACTTAATCAACAACTGGAGGTGGTCCCGCCTATTATTAGGGGCTCCCTCCATTATGCGGGGGTGGCGTAATGGGTAAACGCGGACGGTGTTGAGCCGTCTGGTTGGTTTTTAAACTTAAGCTCTAACGGAGTAATCTCAACTTGTGGTTGTTCCCGGATCGACCTCCGGTCACCAATCTGTCGTAGGCGCGGGTTAGAATCCCGCCTCCCGCTCCAAGGGGAGATCTGTTCAACTAGAAGTCGAGCGACTTCTTACGTTTCAGAATGATAAAGCAGGTCTCTCCTTGATGCGGGAGTGGTCTAGTGTACAGGACGACGGCATTCAAGCTAAAGGATCGGATTAAACGCCATCGGGAACTGTTCAACCACGGGAGCAATATTGCTTTGCTGAAAACAAAGCGGTTACCTTTTAAGTAACAAATTGCAAACTTGTGGGGGCGGGGTCACAGGATACGTGGCCTCGCCTTTTTCCCTAGTAACTCAGTGGTAGAGTACGACGCTGTTAACGTCGGAGTCCCTGGTTCGAATCCAGGCTAGGGAGTGGGCCGCCCGCCGAACCTAGTGCCGGTCACTTGTCGAGGTGGCTGTCCGGACTATATCCTCGATTCATTCCGGTCAGTGTTAGGTCTCGACGGCCCAGTAACAACAACTAACTAACAAAGGAGACCACCTATGGCATGTGTAGATGGAAAGCCACACCGATGGAGGGATTACCCTCATAAGAGCGATTGTAAGCAGTGCAAAGGATGTGGGAAGATTGTGGAGAAATACACCCTATTCAAGATCCTATTGGCGATCCTGATAATAGGAGGACTGATAGCTGTGTTCTGGTTCTACGGAGAGCCACCGCCAGCCCAGTAACACGGCAGGCTCCGTAGCTCAATTGGATAGAGCAAGGGAATTCTAATCCCTAGGTTGAGGGTTCGAATCCTTCCGGAGTCAATTGGCCAGGGACGACAGCAGGGAGGGAACGGGGCACTTCTCCCTGCCCTGGCCTTAACATTCGGGGTCGTAGGTCTGATGCTTAAAGGCTAATCCAGCCGACCCGATAGGTCACGAAGCACCGAGCTTGGGAAGGCTCACACCCGTCGTGACCGTAACAGGAAGGGACCCGCCCACCGTGGGAAACGGTCGCACACAAAATAGCGGGCGGGCCCCCTTCCCCACGTAAGAAGAGAGATTCATGACTGACAAAAAGAAAACATTTCTGGCTATACTAGCCCTCTTGGCAGGCGCTGCCGTGATCGCGGCGCTGACCACTGATCTGTTTACTCGAATTCCATAACAGTTATGGGAGTAGACGACGGCCCGTACTTTAACCAGAGATTCAGCGGGTCGCCGAAAATCTATCTACTCCCCCCACTATGGCCGCGTGAGACGATTAGCGTCCTACCCCGTCGCAGAATATCGGGAGAAGGAGTACCTAGTACTCCACGCGATTGGGGCCGTAAGTTCCCTATACGTGATGTAACCCGAGGGAGACAGCTTTCCAGGGATTGGGCCAACGGCCTTGTCCCGTCGCTGCCCGGAATCAACCGGAGGCGCGGCCATTTTTCAGGAGGCGACAATGCCAGATCCGAATCTAGTACTGATATGTTCCACCATAACCATGTTAGGTAAGTATGCGCTGATAGGATTTGTAGTGTACTTAGTCTACAAATGGTGGAGTGAGTAACCAACAAACAAACAAAGGAGACCACATGAAAAGAATAATCAAGATAGCGTTCATCACCCTGATAATACTGTGCACTATGTGGTGCCAGTCAACGGCCAAAGGTAAGAAGGTTAAGGTCTACATGGACCTTCACGACCACGGTTACAACGAGAGCTTCTCGTTCCACCTGATGGAGCACATGAGGCTCGTTGACGAGGACGACAAGAGTTACGAATTCGAATGGGTCAAGAGGGCGACCGACGCCGAGTTCATCATGACGTTCATGGTGGACAAGAACAAGCTGCCAGTCATGGTCCGAGGACACAACGGCTCTTATAATTCATGTTACCAATTCATAGCCGTCGTCCACCTGTGGAAGAAGGGAAGTGGTAAGACCCATGAGATGTTAAACCTACAAATGAACTGCGATCTCGATGGCATTGCCGAACAGGCGGTGAAGGCTATGGAGGTCGCCATGGGACTTAAGACGGAGAACTATGCAGTACAGAAGCAATGAAGACCTATCTCAACTTATCATAAAGGGATTCTTCACGCCGAAAGTTCGTGAATCCAAGTGGACTTTTGTGGTACAAGGCAAGCGAGGTTTCGCCGCCTGCGCCTTGGGCATGGCTTACATCGGCCTGTTGGGTGACGCTCGACAGGCAGCCAGGGAACTTCTCGCACTGGGTATGTGGACTGACCCGCACAAGTGGCTGGCCGAGCGGCTTAACATACCAACCAAGTTAGCCACCGACATATCCGCCATGCACCTTGGCGGCTCATCGGCATTAGAGATAGCCGCCTTCGTGGCGGGCCTTCCCCAACCGGAGACTTACGAATGGACGCGGAAACCAAGCGCCTCCTCGCTGAGTACCTCTTTCAACAGGCCGAGGACGAACGTCTGGACGAGGATGAGTGGATGGATTGGATCGACCGCATCGAGGATGACGTTTGGGGTTTTTTCTCGGATGTGGCTGAGGGAGACGTCGAGTCAGCCGAACTCCGCCTAATAAGGATAAGGACATATGGCTAGTCTAAATAAGAAAGTGGACGGTAGAATATTGGCCATCGCAATCATCTCCACGACCATAGTAGTGGGGAATATATTCCTCCTGTCATGGTCGTGGGGACACAACCCAGTATGGGTGTCTATCATCACCACTCTTGTCGCCTTTAACTCTCTGTTCGCTTGGGTAGTGGCCATCGCTTTGATGACAGACAGTGAGACGTGAGGTATATGAAGAAAAGAATCAGTGACGACTTAGTAGCATTGAGATTCAACAACAACTACGACGACGAGTTCAACGTCGAGGGCGTGTTAATCGTCGAGCGTACTTGGTGGGAGAACCACAAGAAGGACGCCCTCTCCTTGTTCGGCCCCCACACCAGGGAGGGTTCGTTCGGGACCAACGAGGCGGTGGTCTTCGACAACGCGGATGATTATCTCAACAGCTTCTCCGAGATCAACGCCTCGCAGGACGAGATCATGACTCTGAAGAAACTCATAGGAGATCAAGTGGGTATAGTCTCGCTTCTTGAGTTCGATGAGGATGAGGATGAGGAGGACGAGGAGTGGTCCGAGGAGGAAGAGAAGGAGTATAACGGTAACTAAGGTTTATGGCCCGTGACTTAACCCCTCCCACGTTTTAGCGTGTGGTCTACCTTTGGTGGGAGGGCCCACGGGTCGCCACTTCTGGTCCGTGACTTGACCCCCTTGTGGTTTCGTAGGGGTGTGAGGCTAAGCCACCCTAGCCTTTCCCATGAGGGCACACGGACCTCCAGTTATGGCTCGGACTTAACCCCCTGCTTTTAAGGCCAACTGCGGTTTTCGTGAAGCTTACCGCAGTAGTCCTCCTTCCCAGGGGCCCCGAGCCTCCAGTTGTGGTCGTACGAGGCGTTCGATTGAACGCAAATGGGATAAGACCGGACCGCTCGGAGCAGGGCGGGTATGGATTGAAGCACGCATCCCAAGGGTACCCACTTAGTAATGCTCTTATGGTGGGTGAAGCTAACCGGCCTTCGGCGTGCGGAGGTCGAGATGCAAGATTCCTGATAAATTCTGGTCCTTGTACGACCACTCAAGATGGTCCAGGGCACAATTCATCCCGGAGTCAACGTTCCCAACGGACGGTAACGGCTCCGGCCCCTGGGCCCGCAGTTGATGACCCGTGCCGGTCGAAAGGCCGGATGCCCAGTTCCCTTTTTTCTGGGCGTTACCCGACTAACCGAGTGATTTAGGGACACGGGTCATCTTTATGGGAGTTCCGGGTAGACACACAGGGCCGGTAGTACATCAAGTTGTGTCTCTTGACAGGTACTAGCAGGAGGTGTCACTCCTGCGACTCCCCGCCCAGGGCCTATAGTTCAACTGGATAGAGCGCAGCCGTGCGAAGGCTGAGATCGAGGTTCGAATCCTCATAGGCCCATGTCCACTCACACTAACAAGGAGAACCCCAATGGCAAATCAGTACATAGTCGTAGACGCGACTCGTAGCACCTACTATTTCGACGAAGAGAGTTTTTATAATTTCGTTAACGAAGTGGATGAGGAGGACGATGATGATAAGATGGAATACATCTTTCTCGATCAGTTCCCTCTTCCAGACGATAACTCGTCTCTTGACGATGACGATGACAAAGACTATGGCCGTGACGAGGACGGTCGCCCCATGGGAAATTATTGCCCCTTCTCAAATCTGTGGCCTTCGAACGCCTTGTTCGTTCTCAAGAACGGGGCGACGTTCGTTCCAGGCAAGAAGCAGGCCACCAAGACAATAACGATCACGGAATATTGTGAGCCCGCCCCAAAGCCCAAGCGCACCCGGACTCCTGCCCAGAAGCAAGCCCGACGGAGGAGATGATTTGCTGCAACTGCGGCGGAGTATATAATCCGTATGGGATTTCTGAGGAGCAGGAAGGGTTCTGTTCCCGATGGTGCCTGGACAGGTATCTTAAACAGATTGACACTTGGTTCGAGCATCTTCGAGCCAAGATGAAAGCTTACCCGCCCGCCCGCAAGGGTCTCGACGGGTAGTAAGGCTGGGTCGGGGAACATGTCGCTGTATCCGTAAGGACAGTGGGTAGGTCAGGCTTATAAACCAAACGACTTGCTCGTCATGTATTGATCCTTCCCAGTCTTAGGGGACAGTAGCTCAGTTGGTAGAGCAATGGACTGAAAATCCATGTGTCGGTGGTTCAATTCCATCCTGTCCCATTGGAGGATGCGGTATGAGAAAGTTTAAGATGGTCCTGTGGCTGGCCATGATATTCGTGGCTTGGTTCGTGTCATTGATGTCGATCTTGATCAACGTGGCCACGGCGGTCGTAGTCGTAGCGTTAGGGGCCCATCTCGTCATAAAGATTGTAGTCGTGGTAGCGGCGACTACCAGCGCGTTGGCTTGCGCCCAGCTTGCCGACCGACTGTTGCAAGTCAAAGAGCCCGACTTCGATTAGGGGCGGGGATGCTTGCTTACCCGCCGACGCGCCGGTCGTCTAAACGGTAGGACGTCGGTCAGTTAAACCGACATGTGCGGGTTCGAAACCCGTCCGGCGCAATAGGGTCAGGTAACTAGTTTGTTTGTCAAATCACACCCGTTCGACGGTAATAGCCTGACCCTTCTTCTCCACTCCCCTGAGTGGCAACACCAATCATTTTCAATCATAGGAGAAAGCATCATGGGAAAACATGACGCCAAGGCTGCCGTTGCTACGGCGCCCGACACTACCCCGGACGAGACTAAGGTCGAAACTCCGGCAACTGAAACCCCCGCGCCCGAGGCCCCAGCCGAAACTCCGGCTGAGACCCCGGCTGCCCAAGACAACAAGACCCTCGGCGAGATCATCGCCAACGCCCCCGAGGGCGCCGTCACTTCGACGACCGCCAAGATGCCGAAAGAAGTGGCATCTCTCATCGGCACTCGCAGGTCGGTGGCCTTGAAACTCGGGGCCGTCCTGGGTTTGATGAGGGACCTCAAGGTGGACCTTCTTCAACTCATCGCCGAAGAAGCCAAGACGCTGAGGCCAGCCGAGAGGGATTCGTACTATTCCTTCGTCAAGTCCGGCGACTCCATCGAGAAGATGTCCAAGGAATGCATTCAGATCCTGACCGGCTCGTTCAAGCAGGAGCAGGACTAGGTTACTCCTCCCAGGAGAGGGCCTTCGCGGCCCAGACATGGGCGTAAGCTCAAGTCACCACAGGCCCGGCCTCACCGGGCCTTTAACATCCACTCACTCCCCCACACTGCCCCCAGAGCGGAAGGGAGAATAACCGGGGGCCTATTGTGGCCCTGATTGGAGGTGGGAAATGGACTGGAAAGGGACTGAGCCACTTCCACCAACTCCCAAAAATAGCGGTCCGCTGTGGCTAATACTAGGCGCGGCGACTGTTATAGTTTGCGGTTGCCTTCTGTTCCTTGCGAACTCCTAACAGATAGGCGACGGATTGGGGGGAATAGGTGCGACATCGTCACACCAAAAATAAATTCCCTCGCCGTCCGTTTAAGACGAAGACCGAATCCGGTGAAACGGTAACAGTCTATTATGAGAAGAATCCCAACGCCATGTATAGCCGGGAGAACGTTGAGTCTCTCGGCTTTCGGGCGCTCCTTCTCAAACAGTACGACTACCGAGTGCGGGGTACTGGAAAAAATCACTACCGTAAACTGCTGGACATCAAAGACCAGTGGGAATCGGGTGGCATGTCCCCGCCACGGTACGTCCCGGCAAAAGGGTTCCTTATGCTGGGGCGGGTACTCGACTTTAGCAAAGGCGAGGTTGAGTTCAGACACAAGGACCACACCTCTCTACCACAACTGCTGTGATAGGGGGGAGCAGGAGGGCCGTCCATGGGGCGGCATATTTATACCCAAGTGTATCATAACTATCAGGATACCCAGGGATGCGGTGGGGCCTTCGGGCCCCATCGTCATGGGAAGTTGGCCCGCTGAACGAGACCCATCTTTAAGAGAGGAATTACAATGAGTGACGAAGTGAGGAACGGAGCGCCCTATGATTTGATGCTTTCGTTCCCCGATCAAAACAAAGACTCCTTGATCTATACTTTTCCAGAGGCCGATGAACTCGTCACTGCGGTCGGGACGTTAGCCCTCAAGCACATCAAGGAGAACATCCGCAAAGGCAATGGACGCAGGATCGTGTTCGAGATTGTGGCCACCCCGCCTGAAGAGGAGGCCCCCCATGCTAGACCTGATCCTGAGTGTACTGAGTAAGACCCTTCTCCTACTACTGTGCCTGTTGCTATTCATAGGCCCCTTCGTAGGTCTCTTTGTGAAGAGACCCGACGACGACAAAGATAAGGAGGGAGATCAATGAGGACAGTGTTGACCATGATAAGTGTGTCCTTCATGTTACTCTGTGTATCAGCCCTTCTTCTGTTAAAGTTCACAAGGAGGAATGAATGATATATTCATACATCTTTGGCGCTGTCTTGGGCCTGTTCTTTTTGATCGGGTGCGTGAGGACGGCGCTATGTTGGCCCGCCGTCCGATTCGAGATGACGAGGCAGAGTCAGGAGCCTTCGATATTCGGCTACAGGGCTGCCGTACATTGGATACTGCCTCGGCCCCTATGTTATCTCATCTACTCCAGCGCATGGATCATGTGGCGGAGGGAGTATAGGGACATGCGGGCCTCTTCGAAACTTGAGAGGCTCAGTGCAAAAACTAGAAATAACTCTTGAGGAGGCCATGCGTAGGGCATCGGGGATGCTCGTCAGGCGTGGCTACCAAGCGTCCGACAAGTGGACCAACAAGTATTACGAGGACAAAGAGAAGATGCCCTTGTGGTCGATGGCCCTTGTTGGACTGCCTAATACAAGGGTACTCCTTTGGCAAGGGAAGGATTATTGGCGGGCGGTCATCTGTGTACGGGTCGGTAAGGACGGCGAGTTTCCGCTTGCCGAAGCCATTATCACCCGGAACGGCATGACTAACAGGTTCATAAAGGCCAAGACCTTTCCCACCTTCGACAACATTGCCAAGGGCATACAGGAGACCGTTGATCAGGTGGCTAGGTGGAACTGGTCCTCCGCCTCGCCTTACGCCCACATAGCCCTGGCTCGGCTGTCCAATTACTTCATAGAACAGGGAGTGAATCGGAAAGCCATGGCCGTCAACAACGCCATCATCAGGGGCGAGATATTAGGAGCCACCATTAGTGAAGCCCTGAGTATGATTCAGGAGAAGTACGCCAAGTCCCGAGAGGATAGGTTGGCGTCGGCCCTGATTTGGGGGGAGGTCTACCGATGAGAGAAGTTGACGCGCTCAGAGCACTGATCGAGGAGAAGGAGAATCAACTCCAACTCCAGACGGCTGAGATACGAACCATATCGGGAAGTTTAGAGGCCGAGTTAGTGAACGTGCAGAGGGCGGCGGATCAACTCAGGTCCTTGAGGGCCGAGTACGCTGACCTCAACAAACGTCACATCGACCACATGGAAAATCATGCGCGCCTCCGTGGGCGCTACGACCGGAAAGTGGCAGAGCTAGATCAGAGGCGGCGCGATCATGAGGCGATGCAGGCCCTGAATGAAATTCTGGTCAAGGACAACCTTGATCTCAGACAGAAAATCCAATCTTACACATTACAAGTGGAGCAACTCCAATCCCAGGTCAACTACTGGGAGAAGGAATCTGACTCCAACTGGAGACGGTACGAAGCGGTGGCAGTCGAGTACCGGAAGTTAGCAGCCACGACGGAAGGGCTAACTCCTCAGAAGGAGGAGTCCTTATGTCAAAACGAAACGGTGACAGCATCTCCCTCCACCCCAAGTACGGATTAAACCCCTCCGTGGGTATGTGCTTCTGGTGTGGAGAAGACACTGGGGAGATATTGCTGTACGGAAATCACATAAAGACGGAAGCGCCTATGAGGTCTGTGGCTTCGTACGCTCCTTGTGAGAAGTGCGCCGCCAAGTGGGAACAGGGGTTCGTCTTCATCGAAGCGGACACCCAACCCTTGGCGGAAGGACAGCCGGAGATCAGTCCGGGCGCTTACCCCACCGGCAACTACGCCGTCATAAATCCGGAAGCCGCCGTGAAGATAATGGGATTAGAGAGGAGCCGACAGGGCGCGTCTCTAATCAGTCGGGAGCAGTTCAAACTGCTGACCGAAAAAACTTCTGCGGAACTTCCAAATGACGACGGCTAAGGTTATAAAGGGGAAGTCGTTAAAAGTTGGGGGTCCTTTCGGGGACCCCCTTTAGGTCAGGTAAATTGCTATGGAGAAAACCCTATGAGCAATTATAGCGACTCCTCGGATAACTTCAAGCTTATTGAGGCGGCAAGAGTCGCCGGTGTATCAGTCCGTAATACCCGGATATTCTCCATGTTGTTGAATCAACTGGGGATAGACAACACCTTCCACGAATTTATTCTCGGTCTGATGGCAGCGGAGAATTGGGATTTAGTGGAAGGAATGCAAGAGGTCCCGTACAAGCGGATAGCTCGCAAGCTGGCCGCTGACGATGGACCTACCTTCCAGAAGGTCTACGAAAGAATTAAGAAGAACAAGCCTGAGTTCTTTAAGTGGCAAGAGAATCAGAGCTTTACCTTCATTGAATCAGAGACCACGCCCTACAGCGCGGGATCAAAAAAGACACACACCCTATATAGTTTTCCTTACTATCAGATCGTTCTAAAATTATTTAACCTTCCGGAAGGTCTTACAGAGAAGGAGCTTAGGCTCCGAGTCTACCAAGAAGCCCTTAAAATTAAGGGTGATGCCACGCCTGCCAAGAAGCGCCAGAAACGCCGTCGAAAGCCGGAATCCCTGGCGCGATCCATCCGCAAGATGGTCAATGACCTAGTGGAAGAGGCCGGATCATTAGATCAGGCCGCCATCTTTGTCCAGGAGGCCGACCAAGCGTCGGACGGGGGCATAACCGTTCATGCTTTAGCAAATGCCCTTGTTGAGTCTAAAAGACTTGCAGTTTGATGAGGAAAAACATAGGGAAATTTTCCCTATCTCATCACCCTTATTACGGGGCTTACCCTCCATTATCTATATAATGGAGAGTAAGCAAACCTGAGGACATTAGAATGGCAAGAAGATACGGGACCGCCACGGCAACAGCAACTTCCCAAATTATTCCCACAGCCGCTTTCGAGTGGATCACGGTCGAAAAGGCCAAAGTTCTCCTGGACCGGAACGTCCTAAACCGACGGTACCGGCCCAAGACTGCGGCCAAGTACGCCCGAGATCTGGTCGCCGATAAGTGGATTACCACTCATGAGGGAATCGGGATCGACGTGGACGGCAACGTGTTCGACGGTCAGCACCGTCTCAACGCAATCATCCTAGCGGACAAACCCATGTTCCTGCTCGTCGTCAGAAACCTGCCAAGGGAGGCGCGACTCGCGGTCGATCAAGGCATCCAACGGACCATCGACGACGTGCTCAATAACAACGGCATCCCGGTCACCAAGCGGGAAGTCGGCATCTGCAAACTCATCCTAGGCCCAGGACCTTTTCGGTACACCAGGGCCGAGACCATTGACATTTTCAAGCGGCATGAGGAGGCGATCCGGGCCACCAACGAGATGTTCTACGCCAGCAAGTGGCGTCTGACTCAGGCGTCGGTGATGGCGCCCTTCGCCAGGGCGTGGTACACCTACGACAAGAGAGAGTTGTCGAGGTTCGTCCGCGCCCTGCTAGAAGGCAGCTACCAGAGCACCGACGAGGCCCCGGCAATCGCCCTCAGAGACTTTCTTAAAGAGAAGGTTCAGAAGACTTGCGGCGGGTCAGCCAAGAAAGAGATCTATTTCAAGACCGAGAGGGCGCTGTTTGCGTTCCTGAACGGCGAAAGAATAGGCAGGCTACACGCCGCGCCTCACGAAATGTTCCCACTGCCTGCGGACAAATAATTCACCTGACATGCTAGACAGCTTCCTCCAGAGAAGCCGGGCCAAACTGGCCGTGGCAGAACTCCTCGGTTTCTTGGACCGGTGGATCAGGAGGAGATTAAGGGAGATCACTGACGGAGAGCTATGGATGATCAGCCGGGATTTCCACCAGAGATGTCGGGATCTGGTCACAGACGGCGACCCCAAGAAGACTCCTTCGATGGGTGCTCTGTACCGAATGTGGGCGGAGCACCCATTCAAAAAATATCTGGACGAGGAACAGACTCGGAGAGTAGACGAGATGGAGCGGTCCGACCCGGAGAGGTATTGGGGCATGCACTACCATTACAATTTCTCCAAAGAAGAGGCGGACGATTTCATCGACTGGTGTTATAGTAAGGGAAGGTGCTTCCACAAAAATCCGGGATGTCACACCCTGAAGGAGCACATAGAGATGTGGAAGAAGACTCGGAGGAAGATCCTGCCGGTGATGCCTCCCCTTCCCAAATCCAGTTTGCCGAGCAACGTATATGGACAGCGACCGTCGGGCCAAGTCGTTTCTCTTGGAAAAGCTCCAGCGGAAGCGGAGAAGGAAACGAACCGTCCGTAGGAGCGAAGAGAGGAAGGCGAAGGCCCTTTCAAAATCGAAGACCGTGAAGTCCAAGAGGGAAAGGAAGGACCGTCGAAGGCGGTTGTCGAAGGGCTTATGCACCCGATGTGGTAAGTACCCTCCGAAGGAAGGCCGTCGCAGATGCGACGAATGTAGTGAGAAGGGATTACAGTACATGACTGAGACTCGCTACCGACAGTCGATCACGGAGGACGACAATGATCGGTAACACCGACCCCGTCCTTGTACGTTTAGAGATTGAATTCAAGATCATAGCGGGCGAACTGAGCATTTTCGAGCAGAACGCCTTGGATCTTGAACTGGAGAAGCTGATCACAATGTGGGGTGATCAAGCTATACAGGCCAGACTTATGGTCCTGCTGCACAAGTTGGAGAATCCTACATATGCAAAAGAGAACACTCCCAGACGGAACCGTTGAAGTTTGGGATAACGGCCTACTTGATTGGAGGCCGATGAGGCTCGCCGACGGCCAATATCCTGAGTGGCCCATACAGCCCACGAAGTTGTTGTTCCTGTGTCCCGAGTGTAAGTCTCACGTCCAGAAGGTAACCTACTTCACAGCTTGGGAGATCGAGGACGTGGACCCAGATGACGGGATGGAGGAGGACGGCGTGGTGGACGGCGAGAAGATGGACATCAACGAGATTGTCTACAGGTGCGCCGCCGCCTCCTGCGGATGGGAGGCCGGACAAGAATGGTGGGACAAGATCGACGATGGAGAAATCGAAGAAACAAAAGACCAAATCAAAGTCGTCGCGTTCGACATCGAAACGCCGGTCAAGCCTCCCGTTCAGCTTGACCTCTGGCCACCAAAAGAAACCTTCAGCGGCTGGTTCAGGCTCGGAGGATCGGACCAGAGTTAACGGCTACTTCATAGAGGCCCTGAGGGGTGAGGCTTTCGGGCCCCACCCCGGCCTCGCGGACGTGCGGCTCAAGTTGTACTTGTACAACTCGATAGCGAAGAGGGAGATTAGGCTCCCTGGTAAGCAGATCGACCTGCTGATCGGCTCGCCCGGAGAGGTCGATGAACTGCTTAAGGTGATCCGCAAGGCAATCGAAGATTGGATTCGCGGGTACACCACGGTGTGATATATTCCTGGAATGGAAGAAGATCTCATTCAGGTATACAGGCTCGGGGAAGCGCCCATAGTGGTCCCCCGCAGCCAGATAGTCTGGACGGACCGTAGCCGAATGGCCTGCCCCTGCCCCAGGAAGCGATTCCTGGAGTCGGAGTACGCGGGCACCGGCTACATTACGACCGCCAGAAACGAAGACCTCACCATAGGTGGGGCAGTCCACGAAGGGGTAGACCTCCTTCTTCAGGGCGGGAGTCTTGACAAGGCTCTGACTGTCGCTGAGGAGTGTTACGTAGGGGCTCACCCCTGGGGGGACTGGCTGCTTCCGGAACAGAAGGAAGTTCTCAATGGAGACGGACTACACCTAGTCAAGGCCCTCATCTACGCCTTCCACTCCTGTTACCTTCAACGGTACTTGGAACAATACGAAGTCCTAGACGTCGAAGAGGAGATCAACTGGCTCCTCCACCACGACAAGAGGGTGGACCGATATTACGTGTTCATGTCCCGCCCGGATGCGGTCCTCCGCGACCGTAAGACCGGACGCATCTGGCACGTCAGTCACAAGACGGCCAAGAAGTTCGACGACGTGGTCATGGCCCGGCTAGAAGTGGACCTTCAGCGATTCGCCGAGGGACTGGCCGTCGAGGCCAAGTACGGTGAGCCCATCGAAGGTACGTACTACAACTACTTCATAAAGGGCGACCGTCGTAGGGACGAGGCCACGGGGTGTGACCGTTACACCACGGGACTCATTAGGCCCTACATATTCCGTCAGTCCGGGGGGGACTTGACGCCAGAGATGGTTTCGTTCGCATGGGAGTGGAATCATTTGGAGATCGCCACCGGCAAGGTCAGCAAGAAGCGTCTCGGCAAAGGCTGGGAGAAGGCCGACATCCATAGAGAGATGGACTTCATGACCTACCTGGGATGGCTCGAACAGAAGTGGGTCCAGCGCGAGGGCAACGACTACCTCTTAGACTCCATAGCGGGGATGATCCCCGTATTTTGGGAAGAGGAACACGCCCGAAGATGGATGTGGGGAGCGGCCATGGACGAACGTACATGGTTCTACAAGATGGTCATTGTGGGCGAGAAGCCCAACCTCGATCACGAAACGGTGGTCGAGAAGATTCCTCTTGCCTCGTCCCACTGCTTCTCTTACAATCACCGATGCGCCTACTTCGACGTGTGTTGGCGCGGGAGACATCCAGATACCCTTCTGAATGAGGGCTCCTTGTCAATTCGGGAGCCGAACCATCTTCAAGAGTTTTATTCTGAATTGTGACTAAACCTCCAGTAGTAGTTCCGCCGAGGGTGGCCCCGCCCCCTCAGGCGGCCAGATCGCCGCTAGTCGTAACGCCGAAGGCGGAGTTTCCCGCCCCCGAATTCAAGGGGGAGCTACAGCCCACGATCATCCCTGCGGACTTCGCGGGGGTCAATCTGGTCACCGGCATCCGTGGTCACGGGAAGACTAGCTACGGACTGAAGACTGACAACCCCTCTAACATTCTGATGTTGGACTACGAGGACAAGGGTGGGTTGTTGGCCGAACCACTAGGAGTGGGCGGATACTTCCAGGTGATGACCGAAGTCATCGGTCAGATGGGAGACAAGTTTGAGTTACAGGCAGTGTACGACCGTACACTGCAAATCCTCAACGCAGTACCCAAGGACAGGTTCACGACGTTGTTCATCGACAACGCCCAGGACCTCCAGGACGGATCATCTCAACTGATCCGCAACAATCCTGACGTCGCCAGACGGTACGGCGTGAGGCCGGAGAATGCCGAGAGCGGCAGCTACGGGGGCGCTTTACCTGGAGTGAAGCACCTCGTCAAGAATATGTTCCACTTGGCAAATTCCAAGGGGATCAAAGTCATCGTCGTCACCTTCCAACTCAAGGGAGCTTGGAGGGACGGCAAACCACTGAGCGGTAAGTTCAAGATGACAGATGTGTCAATTTGGCACGAACGGTCCATTTTGACGCTGGCCATGATCGAGCCGATGCCCCAGCATTTTCCGATCCCGAGAGCCCTCATCATGAAGGAGCAACTCTCCAAGATGATCTGGGTCCCCGGCGACACGGAGAAGCCCGGCTACACCAAGCAGATCAGGCGAATGCCGATGGCCCTGCCCAAGGCTGAACCGCAATACGTATATGAATATCTGAAGGAAGGCCACTATGCTGACTTCGCCAATCCAAAGCCCGGCGAGATGGCCACGGCTGAAGAGTTGTTCCCGTTCACTCCTACGTTCGGCAAGGAACAATTGTTGATGATGGAGAGGATGGTCAGAGCCCAACAGGCTTTGGCCGCTGAGGGTGACGACTAAATGAGGCGCATAACAGTTGAAGTGGGACAGGAGAACGAGGCCATTGGGGTGTACGTACAGAACATGGAACCGTACGACTCCATTGTAGCCTTGCTATACACGGCCCTAGCCCTCCTAGAAGGTCGTGCTCAAGTATCGTTCGGCGATGGTTCACCCTTGACTGATGGAGAGGAACAAGACAATATGTCCTCCTCAACAGTAGGAAGCTACGTCGGACCAGGAGGACAGCGTGACAACTAAGGTAATGGTTCGAGAGCGAATAGCCTCGACCGAGAAAGACCCTCACGCCTGGATGAAGAATCAGGCCAGGGGCAGGAGGGACGGCGGGGGCAAGGTCAAGAAACCCCAGACAGCACTGTGGGCCTGTTCCGCTGTTAAGGGGGTGTGCACTCAAAAGCCTCATCCCCGCATCGGGTGCGCCGTACACGGCTCCAAAGAGGAGGCCGAACGCTGCAACCGAAGGGCCGAGAAGTTGGCCCAAGAAGCACTGGAAACAAATGCCTAAAGGTCCTAAAGTTTCAATAACTCACAAAGGAATCAAGTACCAATTCTCAGTAGAGCAATATGAGCTACTGGCGAAAGGTACGGTCAAGGCCGACAGGCCCCTCGAATGGGAAACTGAAGTGAGGGTTCGCGGCCTTACGAAGAGAGGTCTCTTCGTTAAGAGGAAGGGATCGTTCGTAAGAACGATCCTCGGGTCGGCGGTTGTCCAAGAGTACAACAACCGAACCAAGAGTAAGGAAGCCGCCAAAGCTGCGGCCAAGGAGTAGCATGTCTCAGTACGTTGATGAGGGCGAGGAAACCCAATCAGTCCCCACGTTTGACATTAACGACCCAGAGTCGTTAGCTCAACTCCAGGAGATCGTTCCGGATATTGATCCGGACGACATACCCAAACAAACTAGACCGGCTCCTCCGCCAGACGGAGTCCACTGGGTCAAGGTAAGACTCAGGGGAGACAAGTCCGAGCCTGTCTACTATAAGAACCTCAGGGTAGATCCCGACACCGGGAAACTCACTTGCGATTCCGTGATCGCAATTCTAACCGTCCGTGTGGTTGATGGTCAGACTGGAGCCGAACTCGGCTTTCTTAAAGACTGGTACGCCTCTACCACTACTCCCAAAGTCTCTCCTGGGCAACCACCCAAGGGAGCGGCGCTAACCGCCATCTGCAAGATGGCTGGCAAACCGATCCGGCTGGGCGCGTCCCTGCCAGAGATCAAGGCCCATGTGGAGAGGGTCTTCGCCGAAGCCGGTGAAGAAGGTATCCTCGTCCTCGTCAAGACGCAATGGCTGAAGTCCGTACCCAAGGCCAAGGACGAAAACGGCCTTGTGACCTACGTCTACAAAGATGTGGGCGGCAAACAGGTCAAGGACTACGAGCCCGAGATCAAGGGCATGAAGAAGATCCTTGAACTCGCTGCCAAGCAGGGCATCCCGGAGGACATGGCCCACCTGTGGTACGATCCCGTAACTGGGGACGAACGCACAGTCCAGGCCCAGGTACAGAGCATAGAAGATCCCGCTAAGTACCAGATCAGCTAGGCTAAGGGGGGAGGGAAACCTCCCCCACTCTTTTACTAATATGTCAGGATGGATAGGCGTAGATTTAGACGGAACTTTGGCCCACTACGAAGGGTGGAACAACGGTTCAATCGGTGAGCCCATCCCGGCCATGATGGAACGAGTCCAGAAGTGGTTGAGAGATGGGAAGGAGGTCCGTATATTTACGGCGCGGGCTAGTGATCCAACACAGAAACAGTATGTTGAACACTGGCTGCACGACAACGGCTTATCAGGGCTTGAAGTCACCAACGTCAAAGACTTCAGGATGATCGAGCTTTGGGACGACCGGGCAGTACAGGTCATTCCCAACACAGGTCAGGCCCTGCAAGAAAACACCATAGTCGTAAATGATCTACGTAGAGTCAAGTGATTCCACTAAATGTCCTACCGAACGGACTCCCAACGACCTGCTCGGGCTGCCCCCTGAGCGACAACTCAAGGTGTGGTTACTTCTCAAAGATAACCGGGCAAGGTCATTCGGGAGTAATGATTGTAGGTGAGGCCAGCGGTGAACACGAAGCCCAAGAGGGCCGACCATTCATCGAGTGGGCTCCATCAGGTTCCATTTTGGAGAAAGCCATCAAGCTGACTGGCTCATCGCGGAACGACTTCTGGCTCACGAACATCGTGAGGTGTCGCCCGCCCAATAACTTCTTAGCAGGAGCGTCGTACGAACATGCTGCCATTGAGCACTGCTCTCAGTATCTCAATAGAGCCATCCGTGAGCTTAGACCCCGAGCTATACTCGCTCTTGGATCAGTTCCTCTTAGAGAACTTACCGGCTTTCATTCAGGAAAAAGATCCATCAGTTACGTGCGAGGTTACGCACTTTCAGGTCCCATGGGGATCACGACGATACCAAGTTACCATCCGGCGTTTATTGCCAGAGGTAACACCAGACTGATTGGGCTCTTGATCAAAGACATCATGTCCGCCAAGTCCGCCGCCGCAGGACGTCTCCGTCCAGTCATTGATCCGACTATGGAGATGCAGGCGGAGGAAGGCGTATATGCCTTGGAGGCCCTCTACGAAGAGGCACGACGTGACCCACAGTTATGGATCGCGTACGACATAGAGACGGAAACATCCGTCGAGGGCGAAGAAGATGCAATCATCGAATTCGAAGATAACCATTCCTCCTCCGTCGAGGCAGACCTTCTTGGAGGCGAACAAGAGGATCGTCATCATGATGATGAAGTGGGTCCAGGAGGAGAACTGGAAGGCGCCGTTGACTCGCGGCGAAATGATGGACATTCTGACCTGGACACAAGGCGCGCCAGTATACTGTCAATTCAGTTCGCCCTCAGCGACACCAGAGGAGTCTACGGAGACTGGTCAGACCGACGAGTTAGAGAACTGGCCCAGAGAATTCTAGCCCTTCCCAATGCGAAGATCGGCTGGAACAATAGTTTATTTGACGACCCAATACTGAGACGTCACGGAGTAGTAATCAATGGCGACATCCACGATGGTATTCTCATGCGCCGCGCCCTACAGCCTGACCTCCCCGCCGGACTTCAACAAGTGGCGGTGGACTATGGATGGGGCTTTCCGTGGAAGCATCACTCTGGAAGTAATGCAGTCCTTTACGGGGTTGCTGACGTTTGCAGTCTCGTTAAGATTGCAATGCGGTTGCCATCCGAACTGGACAAGTTCGGAATGTGGGAAGGATACAATCGTTTCATTCGACAGATTCGAGAGAAGGTTCTCGAACCCTGGGAACGCCGGGGCATACCAATGTCGAAGGTGCGGTTGGACGAGTTCAGAAGGTGGCTGAGCATAGAAGTGGACAGGATGACCCAAGAGCTAGTCTCCCAGGTCCCGGAAGAACTTCATGGGCGGCATCCCAAAGAAGGGTATAAGTCCGCCCCTGATGTGGTCCGCCAATTCATAACGGACTTCCTCCCCCACTTCTTCGAGCCCACCGAGAAGACGTACAAGAACGGGAAGACCAAGCTGGTCAAAAGCAAGACGAAGGTTAGTGACGTCTACAAGATGTTAGTAACAGGGGAATTGCCTGAGAACCTTGCCTCGTTACTGATATGGTGTCCTAACCTCCGTCTGGGAGATTTCGGCGGCGAGCCCAGGCTCTACGAAGAGATCCCGTTCAACCCTCGGTCATCCAAACAGATGATCGAGTACATAAAGTTTAAAGGCTACGAGGTACCCAAAACCTTTAAGGACAATAAGGAAACAACCTCGGATAAGCTGATGAAACGACTGGAAGTATCGACGGGGGACCCCGTGATCAAATTGTCCAGGGAGATCCGGGTCGTCGAGAAAATGCAGTCGAGCTACACCGGCAAAGTGGACGAGCAAGGTGTGGCAAGGGGGGGATGGATACCCGACTCCGACGGGAGGCTCCGTACGAGAGCACTGACAAAGTCCACTTGGCAGTTCGCGTCAGTCTCCCCCAACGTATTCACCATGCCCAAGAGGCGTGGAGATTTGGCCAAGCGGTTCCGAAGCTGCATGGCCGCCGAGAGTGGACACGTCCTTGTGGAGTTTGATTACAAGGCGTTCCACGACTTGACCACAGCCGCCCTGGCGGGGGATGAACGTAAGTGGAGGACCGCTCGCATCGACCCCCACTCTTACGTCGCCGGGTGGCTGGTCAAGTATCCCGGAATCGAACGGGCTCTGGAGATGTCGGACTCCGATCTCCAAGAGTACCTACTGGAGATTAAGAAGCGGCACAAGAAGGTGCGCGATGAACAGGCGAAGCCGTTGAACCACGGCACGAACTTCGGACAAAGTTACCGGCGCCTGTTTTTTGAGAACGAGGAATACTTTGAAAGTGAATCACAGGCCAAGCAGCTTTTGCTACTGCTCAAGCGCGTTTACCCCAAGACTTTCGTCTGGCAAGAAGAACTCCTTGAGTCTCTTGACACTGGCCGTGGAAGAACCCCCCACCTCCAGTCAGTCTGGGGAGCCCGCCGATGGTTCTGGGACGTCTGGATCTGGAAGAAGAATTTCAGAGGAGAGTGGTACAAAGCAAAGGGGCAAGACGCGGAGAAAGCGTTAGCCTTTCTGCCAGCGAACCACGCTCACGGAATGTTCCGCCTTAAGATGTTGGAGATGGCGGAGTTGGGATGGTTGGATCGGTATGAACTGGTCAACTTCCCACATGACGCCCTCGTCTTCCATCCTCCAAAGGAACTGGCCGACGAGTGTATGGCCAACGTCAAAGAGTGGATGGAGGCTCCCGTCATCGAACTCAGGCACGACGTCCTTTGCCCTGAAGGATTCTCCTGCGGCGTGGACGTCCAAATCGGACCCGACCTTGGGTCAATGGAGGAGTTGTAATGAGTGTACAGAAAGTTCCTTGCCGTAGTGGCTGTGGAGGAATGTTCCATCCAGCCGGTCGAGCCTATCACGAAAAGTTTTGCACCGGAGCCGGGTATCTGCCAATGCGTGGCCCTCGCAGTAAAGGGCAACTAAAGATAGCGCCAACCGACAAACGTTTGGAGAAGGTTCTATGCAGAAAAGGATGCGGCAGATATTACTGCGCCGCAGGCTTACACCACCATGAGAAGTTCTGTGACGGTCCCGGCTTTGAGGGCCGCGCCCTCAAGAGGGCAGCCAAGCGGAACAAGGAGGAGGTAAGGTACACCGGCGAGGAGGAGATGGCCTACGAGTTGTTCTGTGACGACGCGGCTATGTACACCGCCGTACTGCACCTGTTGGAGGCCCGAGACGGTAAAGACGTCTTAGAAAATTTGAGGGCCGCCAAATCGATGATCGACATAAAGATCAGGTTCCTAGAGAAGTAATGCCCGAACAGATTACCATCGCAAAAGAAGAGATGCCGCCCGATAGGTTCGAGATACAAATAGAGAATCAATTCGGAACTACCGTGCGCATCAAAGTTACCCGAAACTTGCTAGAAACCCTCAACGATGGAGTTAAAGCTGGCGACCTAGACAGTCTGTTGAACGACGAAGTTGTTGGAGTCAAGCTAGCCTAACCAAAGGAGACATTATGCCACACACAAAAGGAGAATGCCGCTATTGCGGCAAGGTTATGGACGCGAGGGGCCTCGGCCCACATGAGAGGACTCACCCGCAGTTCAAGCCTAGGACCAAGGAAGAGAGGATCAACCGGGCCAAGGACACGGGCATGACCGGCATGACCAAAGGAGCTAGGCTCCAGGCCGTAAGGGAAAGGGTCCGGGCTAGCGCGGCTTCAAGGGCCATGCAAACACAGTACCCGGTGGCCACACCCCCACCCCCGCCCCTTCC